AGATGTTGAAGGGAACCAAGTAGTCCAGTCTCCCCTTCGGTTCCAGCGGTCGACTGATCTCATCTTGACACGGTACTTATGACGACGGTGGACACGGCGGAATGTGAACTTACCGGTAGTCGGCCCATCGTCTTCATCGCTGTCCACGTCCTCAATGGTTCCCTTGTCGAGCAACCGCCAGGCCCCTGTTCCTCCGATCTGTATCTGAGCCTTCCAGATATAGCGAGCCATGTCATCTTCTTTGTCACCACCTGGTACATCCCAGTTCTGAACGTTGTTGAATTGGACACGAGCTTCGTACTTTGTCTCCCTGGCACCGTTGTCCTTGAAGAACGACAGGTCTGTGATGACAGGTGCTGGAGGCTTTGGCAGTGCCTCCTGGAAAGGCAAGACAGGATCTGTCCAAGCGGTCCAATCAGACTTCCTGTGGTGCTTGTCTTGGATACGTGCCCTACCCTGAACATACCATTGCTTTGGCTTGGGTAGGTCCTTCCAGGCGACATGTGGCTCATCATTGTCGGAGTCGAACACTTCTTTGGCGTCTATGCGTTTTGTATGAATCACCACCTTACTAGGTGGGTGCTCCGTGTCAAAGTCGTACTCCTGAGGTACACCTGCACCGTTGACAAACCTCATCTGGAAGATGTACTTATCGATGTCAGCCTGACAGGTGTTAGGAGTGAGAGGGTCACACCTCAGGATCGCCCTGAACTCAAGACGAGTCTTGACCTCGTGCACTCGGATCATAACATGCATGTTGACGGGGGGTAGAGGCTTCTCATCAGGGTCATACGGCTTCGTTCGATCGAACTTGGACGAGTCCCTGCCAATCTTTCCTAGCGTCTTCTGCAGCCCTGGGGGCTGGTATTCTGACCCTACAACGGTTGTGCTCATGGTGCTGTCCTTTCGTCGAAGTGAATCGTTGAGACCTCAACTCCTGTCTGGTCTAGATGCACCTCATACGCAGAGATGCGGAACGTTCCACTGATATTGAAGTATCCTGCACTTGCAAGTAGCGGGAACCTATCGCCAACACTGTATGTTCCAACTACGGGTGTGGCACCTACAACGGCAAGACTGATCTGTGGCTGTCGAGTCGACTTCTTGTGTTGGTTCAAGAATCGTGTTGTCTTCTGTACCATAGTGTTGTAGTGTTTGATGTCACCGAACTCCTCAGCAGTCTGTCGCAGACCGTAGTCTGCTAGTGCAGTGGCATCAGAAACAACGGCAATGCAGGTAGCCTTACCTTCGCCCCCACCTATACCGTGCACTTCAGAAGCCACTTCACTTGCGTCACGCAGCTGCTGGATAGTGTTCATATTGGTATCTAGTTGAAGAGTAGTACCTGAGAGAACTCCACGTCGGGGATAGTACATATGGAACACCTTGTTAGGAGCGATGTCGAAGTCAAAGCCGCCGTTCATCTCAGCTATCTCTCGGATAACTTCACCGATGACTCGGCGTTCCCAGTATCTGTACTTGAGTGTTCGAGTCACACCTGAGTTTGCTTCCGGTCCGCGTGTGATACCAAGATTACCTTCTGTCTTGTTCTGAGTGAAGTTGATTAGCTCCCAGGCGACGTTCATCTGCTCTTGATCGCTAAACTGCTTATCCTCATCGATCAGGCGGTGGTCCAGCATGCTAGCCCAGCCACTACACGATAGCCGAACCATCATGTCGCTAGTAGACCCCTCTGCTGACCAGAGGTAGCCTGCCCACACTAGCACCCCGTCTCGCCTAATGTAGACTTCTCTTTCCCCCTCGGTAAAGTTGGCAACTGTAGCTTCAGGCCTCCACGCATCGATCATTATCTCAGCCCAGTTCGGCCCGTCGATTGTGAACCCGTACTGTAGGTCGTCAAACGGTACACTTGCTATGACGGTAGCTCCTCCATTCACAGTCAGTTGTGTCAACTCTACCTCGTAGAGGGGAACGCCAACGATTGGCGGCTGTGGCTTTTGTGGAATAATGGCGAAAGCAAAGTCTGTTTCTGTAGCCATGCTGACGAACTTGCCCTTCTTGCCAAGTATGCTGAAGGCTGTGTTTGTCTCAGTTACAAGACCGATTGCCTTTGTTCGCATAGGAACGATCGGAAATGCTGTGTCCGTTTCAGTAACAAGTTTGATGCCTGGAAATGATGTCGCTTCGTTCGTCTCAGTCGCTAGACCTAAGACGACGGTGTGGCCAGGTGCAACAGAGAAGGCCGTGTTTGTTTCTGTAGCCATTCCCAACAAGACAATAGTGGCGGTTGTTGTCTTAGGGCCAGGATGGATGAAGATTGCCTGCTTTCGTTTGGCTCGTCCTAGGCGTGCCATCTTACCACCTTGAAGCTCTGTGGAGAGCCTTCGGCTTTACTACGTGGATGGTGGGAGGTTTGACTTCGTAGAAAGACATGTAGGCAGAACCTACAAAGGCTCCGACCGGATTTGCACGGTTGATGATGTCGCCTGTACTTCCGATGACGGCTTCGAAGATTTTATACGCAACTGTTAGTACCAGATCGCTTCCTGCTGTGTTTCGCCATTGTGTCACAGAACCAGGATTTATCCAACCTGCGGATTGAAGGGAAAACGTATGCAGAACGTCCCGGTGCCATTCTGTAAGAGCAACAGTTTGATATCTTCGAGTGGTCTGGGTAGGGAAGGGACAGTCACCGTTTACATCATCGTCAATGAAGGTGAAGATCTGATCTTCAGCTGCCCACTCTAGTGACTGAAATGAGGGACGGAAAACAAACATGGCACCTGTGATGGCATCTGCCGAGCCACGATTTGAATCAAGTAGAAGATCCGATGACGAAGGCATAAAGAACGTCTGAGAGCTGCCAGGGGCAAAACTGATTGCGTCAATAAAGTGCTCTTCGCTTGTAGCCGGTGCGTTTACGATAGCCCTCACAGAAGCGTATCGTGCCTCAGTGGGTGCTATAGCTGTAATGAAGGCCTTTGTGTAACTGCCCGACACATCAGTAACACTGCTGCCGAGATCAAGAGTTAGGAAGTTTCCGTTGGCATCAAACCACGCAATTGAGGCGAAACAAGTACGGCTTGTCACCGCAGTACGAAAGTGGATGATTCCAGTGTATGTACGACCCGCCTTGACTCGGAGGCCCGATAACCCCTCGGACGTAGCCGCATCCATTTCAGCTTCGACACCGCTCGTACAGGTCAGGCGAAGTACGTTCGCTCCATTCACCGCGAGGCCATCTGCGACTCTCGCAATGGTAGAGTTGAACTGTGCAATCCAACCAGTTGTGTCAGTCTCAAGGCTGGCTTGATTCGCAGTGAGCCACTGTCCACGCCATGTCCCATCGAAGGTACATGCCCAGCGCTGCAGTGTACATCCGGAGCCTAAAACCTGACCTCCGATAGCATCCCATTCCTGACCACCTCCATTTTCAATTGCCCAGTTGACAAGGCCGGTCCCTTCTCGGAAGAGACCCATCGTCATAACGAGGTCACCAGCGAGCATCGATGCAGGAGGAGTCAGGGTAACGGTTTCTGCACTTAGTGAACCATTATCTGCAGGGTTCACTGTGAGACCGAAGAACGACGTTGCTCCAGACGGTGGGGGCGGTGGTGGTACGGTTCCTGCGACCGTCCAATCGACATACTTGATTGTGCCGCTGCCTTCACCGCCGCCACCATCGTTGATGAAGACGGCCATGACGAGTGCACCGCCGTTAGCAACCGAGTGCTGGAACACATTGCTAATGATCGCATCGACCGACACTACTGCATCGAACTTCTGCACGTCAGTTCCGTATGCTGAGCCGTCCTGACTTATGTCGTACCACAAGTTGAGGTTTGTGAGGTCGGAGTAGGCGGCATGGATGTCAACATCCCAGACAGCGATGGACGCGGTCGGAGCGCCCGACCCCGCTCGGTTGTTCGGAATACTGACGTCTGAGATCTGGCGCTCAGTCTGAAGTACCCCTCCTATGATCCGACGCTCCCACATTGCGTTGCTGCGTCGGTAGAACGCAACGATGACTTCGACGCCGTTGTCATCGAAGTAGTACGCCTGCGGGACCGCCTTCTCCGAAGGAGCCGTTCCGGTCGCATTGAATTGCGTCCTACCAGAGAGCGAGCCGCCACTCGTAAGCGTTTTGTAGTAGAGCAGGTCGTTCGTGTCGTCGTGGTAGATGATGTACGCGAGGTCGCTCGCTCCTATCACCACGATGGCCGACGACCAGTATATAGACGCAGTCGTGTCGAGGATGGTCTCAGCGGACCACACACCGCCGGTGTCGCGCACGCGATACCCTTGTCGGCTGAAGCCACCCGACGGATCGGTCGTGTACGTGCAGACGATCGAGCCGTCCGAGCGAACGCCGAGCGAGACGTCCTGGTCAGTCGGGCTCACCGACGCCGTGTGGATCACCTGGGCACTGACACCCCAGGTATCTGGTGACCCGTGGTCGGACGTTCTGAACGTGTGGTACCTAACGGTGCCGCTCCCGGTGAAAGTAGTGATGTGCAGCGTGTTCCCGACCTGCTCCATGTCACCGGCCTCGAAGTCGTCAACGGGCGGTCTGTTCGCTTCGTCCATGATGGTCCACTGCTTGCCCCCGTCCGTAGACTTGAGCATCGCTATCTCATCTGCGACACCCATCGTGCCATACTCTCCGAGGTAATACAGGTTGCCGTTCGTGTCCTTGTATGGTCCCAGGCGTTTCGGGGTCTCGCACATAGACCCGCCGATGAGCCCATCGGGCACATTCAGCGTGATGAGCGGAATCACGTACGTCCCTGCGAACACAGTTCCGCCTGATTCAACAATCCGGTACTCGAACGTGTCACCATCCACGTTGCGGCCACGTATCGTACCGTTGTTCCACATCACGCGTATCCGGATAGTCCACTCGTATTCAGTGTGCTGGTTGTTGATTGTGACTGCTGGTGTCAAGTTGTCCTCAAGCCCTACTCCTGCGGTGAACGCCAATCCAGATCCAACGAGCAGGTTCGTGGTTGCGTCGTTGTCGACGTACAACGCCGAGGCGACGATCTCGGTGGTGCCCATCGATGTCGGAGGTACGACCGCATTGACCGGCACGTCGGTCCAGGTCCCACCATTTCGGCGGTACTGAAGCTTGAACGTCTTCGAACCTTCATTTATTGTCGATGCAACTTCAAACCGGATACGGAAGAGTTTCTCAGCGTCAATGGTTACATTTGTATCGAGTGCTCCTGCCCAGCCAGCATCAACGTTCAGACCTTGAGTGTCGTCTGAACGCACACGGAAATGTGGTTGGTCAAGAGCCATAGTGGTCCCTTACATCATCCGTCGAACAGCTTCGTATTGGACGTATTGTAGATGGCAGGATCGCCTGCGACCAACTCAACGATCCACAGGGCCGCGCCGATGTTATAGTCCCTGTCCACGTTGATGGTTCGACGAGTCGGCTTACACTTGATCCGCCGATCAGAACCAGTTCCCAATCGGTAGTCCAAGTCTAAGTCGGTACCCTGGTTATCAAACGCTGTCCGCCAGGAGTTGATGAGTGCCTCCAGATCGTTTGGACTGCCACTGGTTGGGATGATATCACCATTGATGATGACGTGGCGCTCTGCATAGAAGGCGGCAAACGTGAAGGACCCGTCTGCCGCAACCTTCGGACGAACATCTGCTTTCGCCTCAGGAGGCTCTAGGCCCGTAATCGACAGAACTCCAATCTGAAGGTCGGCCCCGAAGACGAGACCGTTATACGACAGCTCCCAAGGGTTTAGTGGCATCTCACATCCATTGTGCCGACCTTATGACCCAGTCAACCTCACGCATCAAGTCTTTGTTGTCTATGTTCGCCTTGTTAGGTGTGACGGTGACGTTGATGTTAGGCCTATCTGGAGACGGCCCCGGATTTCCACCACCGGTGTTACTACCACCGCCACCTCCTCCGCGTTTAGGAATGTGACGCCCGTGACCCCCACCGACAGGAGCGGCATTGACAGCTTCATTGAAGGCTCGCTGTGCTCCAGCCGCAGCAGCTAGCTTCTGAGCCATTAGTGATGCCTGCTCTGCATATGCATTAGCAGGGGAAATCAGGTTCTTGAGAGGTCCGAGAGTTTCATTGAGAGAGCGGTTCAGAGCTTTCTGAGCCAGAACATGAGCTCGGACCTTCTGCGCCATGTCCTCTGCTCTTTCTGCTGCTGCTTGTTCAGGTGTTGCCAGGTTCCTGAGTACGCCGAGATGCTCACCTTGTAGTCTATTCAGGATCTTTATAGCACCATTTAGATCACCCACGGCTGCTAGGTTCAGAACCTGCTTCAGGGTCAGATCACTTACGTGGCCTCTGAGGAGCTCGACTCCCCTGGCCTCTCGCATGAGCACCTCTGTCTGCTTCCTATTGAGACCAGTGTTCCATATCAGAGTCTGACCGAACGTTCGTAGTCTGTCATCCCCCTCAGCTATCCCGTCAGCCCAGTCAAATAGATTCTGTCGTTGTCGATCGAGGTGTTCTGCGTTTCGGTCGAAGGCGTCTTCGATGCCCTGCATCTCGCCCTTCCAACGAGCATATTCAGGAAACTCCCAGAACTTGAGTCGATCCCAGAAGGAGAGCTCCTGAAGTCGGTTGTTGAGTGTGTTGAACCTTTCTGTCGCTTTGGTTATCGCTTGCTCACTTCCGGTCTTTAGCATCTGGAAGAACGCCTGGCCCTTCTCCCGTCCCTCACGGAAGGCGTTCACGACTTCGAGTATGCCAAGCGCGAGTGCTACCCAACCGAGCCTCCTGAGTACCATCCCCAGACCAGACATAATACCCTTGAAGGTGAGAGCTGCAGTTCCCACTGTTTGAAAACTGACAACAAGGTTGATAAGGCGAGCACCAACGTTGATGGCAAGCGTCCTACCCAGAGTCACAAGGGCAACCGTAAGCGCTGCAATTGCAAGAAGCGCAACATGTTTGATTGTACCCCAGTTACGAATCCACCAGTCTTTGAGCTCATCCCAGTGAGTGAAGATCAGGATGGCTGCACCAATAAGTGCAGCTGCTATGAGACCTCCAGCGAGACCGAGGCCTCCAAGGATCTTGATGAAGCCAAGTACACCGATGCCTGCGAACTTGAGTAGCGAGGCAAATAGGAGTATGCCTCCACCGATCTTGGCAATCGCTCCGAAGAACACAGCGAGTGCTCCGACAGCAAGAAGGATCTTGACTATCAATTCCTTGGTACCCTGATCCCACCCATCGATCCAGTCGAGTACACGCTTTCCGACCTTGACAAGGTCAAGGATCACGGGAAGGAAGAGGTTTCGTAGGTCACGACGCAATGAGTCCCACTTGTTCCGGAGTATCTCGATCTGAACTGCGGGAGTCTTGCGCATGATGTCCCAGGCGCCCTTGAAGTAACCTACGAGGTCCTTTCGTGTCAGGGCATCGATGTTATGAGTCAGCGCCTTGAACTGAGGAACGGCTAGCCTGAAGAACCTGTTTGCCTGAATTGAACCCGCACCGAACATATCCTCGAATGCGTCAACCTGTTCCTGAGTCGTCATGTCCTTCATTGCCAGACCCATGTCTGTAATAATGTCACCGAGTTGTCGGAAGTTGCCAGTTGCCTTGTCGAAGGTTTGTACACCAAGGACTTTTTGAACATCCTGGTAGTGCCTTGACAGTTGGTCAAGTGCCCTCGAGACAGAGATAGTTGCCTGAGCCTGAGTTCTGCCTCGCTTAGTTAGGAAGTCGACTGCACCAGCCGTAGTCTGTAAGGACTGGTCCATTGACTTAGCTGCAGAGACGACGTTGCCCCAGGCCGAGATCAGCTCTTCAAATGTACCGGTCGACTGCTGCACCTGCTTGAACAGAAGGTCCAAGATGTTCCGTGTGTCATCGGCCTCCAGACCGAAGGCGTTCATGATCTGGATGACGCCCCGGGTAGTGGTACGAACATCAGTTCCACCTGCTGTTGCCGCTTTCGAGAAGAGCTCTACCATGCTGATGGCGTCTTTGTAGTTGACCTCGACGCTCGAGAAGATGTCGAACAGACCTTCGGCTACCTCAGTCGAGGAGACTGCAACATCTCCCATGACGTCATTAGCAGCTTCTTGGAACTTCCTCAGTTGTGTCTCACCGAGTCGTGCCTGTGTTTGCACAAGACTCATGCTCTTGTCGAACTCGATGCCTAACCGAGCGGTGTCCCCTACAGCATCGAAGATGGCCATGCCGAACCTTGTGAGCATGCCGCCTGCTTTTTGCAACGCAAGGCCGAGAGCAAAGACCTGGTAACCGGCAAAGCGACTTTGGGTCCCTACGGCCCCAACCGCGTTACCAACGCCTTGGATAGCCTGAGAGGCCTGGTCACGTGCCTGAATGACCAGAAGCCACTCCCTCATGCCCATAGGCATGTTACGAAGCCTCCTCGCTAACGCGTCGCATAGGCAGCTGCCTTCTTCTTTGCTCTAGCAGCACTTTCTTCTCGCTCCATCTGCATCTTCTGGGCCATCTGTTGAGCCTCTGCAACTATCTGCAGTCGCCTGACCCAAAGCGGGTCTTGATCGAAAAGCCCTCCAGCAGCCGGCAAGATGTTCATCGTTAGGCACATTCCTGCGACCTCGATGATTGTAGCTATGTCTGGGTCTTCGATCCGTTTTCCGTGTCCGAGGGCAAGCCAGACTTGACGGGTAAAGGGGTCTCATCATCCGGCAGGTTCAGTTCAGTGATGTACCCTTCAATCTCCAAGGCGATCTTCGGATCGAGTTTGCTGATGTCATTACGGTCCATCAGGTTGAGCTTACGACCCCCATCGTCTTCAAGGTTGTGCTCGATGACCATGTGAGAGAACTCGTACACGCGAACCTCTTCCTGCGACAGGTCGAGCTTCATGTCAATCGAGTCGGAGTCCCTCTTGAAAGGAGCAGTAACTCCCATCCCAAGGTTCCGACGCGCAAGCATCTCTCCATAGTTGAGCTTCCGGAGTACAACGTACCCCTCCGGAAGCTCTTTGAGGTTGAACTTCTGGCCCTGCTTACTTGCAGTTGCTTTTGGCATGCCCCTCTCCTTTCTGCATGCCCACCAGTATCACGTGATGCTGATTGCAGTCTTGACAACGATCGTGTAAGCGTCTGTTACCAAGGCAATGCTGTGCATGTTGATCGATGCACGAAGGATGTCACCGAAGCCCGACAGCGACACAGGGTACGTGTCAACGACACAGTTGTTCAGTTTGATCGACACTTCATCGCTGGATGCGTTGTTACTTCCCAAGACCTCCAGGACCTGGATGGTCTGGTTCTTGTAGACGTTGTAGTCAGTCGCGTTGTCGAAGTCCATGTCGTACGATGCAGTAACCTCTCGCTCACCCCAAGTAATGTAGGCAGCTCCACGAGTCCCATTCAAACGGTTCGCTGCAGTTCCGTTGTCATTGATCGTGATATTGAATGTGTCAACGTCGGGGCGTGGCGTCGCATCTGGGAACTCCAGAATGACCTTCCCAGGTGCATATGGAGTCGACGTAGGCCAAGTCGGAGTCAGCGTGGATTGCACAGCCTCATCGGACCCGACCACTGAGAACGTCCCGATCATGACGCCACTATCGACGGTGAACACCATCTGGGTGACAGAGCACCCAACGTAGCCGAATACAACACCGCTTCGCTGGCAGGAGATCGACAGTGTCTTCCGAACCGTAGCACCTGCACCTGTCGATGTCTTCGCAACACCAACCGGAGTGAAGGTGTACGTATACGGACCTGCACCTGTCTTGACGATTGCCACTCGAGCTGAATACAGCCAACGTAGGAGTTGGTCTGCCGTCAGCTCGAACTCAACATCGCCCTCGACGTGCTTGTAACCCTGCAGAGCACCTGTTCGGTCAGCTGTTCCTCGAATGTTCAGCCGGTAGTACTTGTCCTCCATGAGCTCCAGAGTCTCACTCCGAAGAGGAATGAAGTCGGTCGGGGCGAGATAGGTGTTTTGGGTCGTCTCGAAGGCAACACCAACTACACCTTGACCAGCAACCTCAAGGGTCAACTTGTCTCACCCCCCTCCGCCACTTCGGCCGTAACAACAACTGGTGCCACGTACGCTTCTTCGACCGGTTCAGGATAGACGTAACCGGGCATCTCGGTGTTCAGCTCTGTCTCAGGTTGACTTGACTTCTCGACGGTAATGCCGTGAGCATTCTTGAGGAACTCCGCCTGCTCGTCGCTAAGTTCAGCGACAACGTGGGTCTTGTTCTTGATCAGGCCCACAGGGGGCACCTCAAAGAGTACATCGTCCATGGCGTCTGGTCTGTCTAGGCTCACTTTGTACTTGCCCACTAACCTTCACCCCCTTCTAGAACCCCTCACGACTGAGGCCGTCCCACGTGAGCCTGGTTGCACGTATCATCTCACTTTCCCGGAATCTTACTCCGGGGTCGATATTACTGACGTATCCGAAGATGACAAGACCACCGAGAGTGAGGTCCTCATGAAGCTTCGCCTCTACTAGCTCGGACAACTCTTCGGACTCCTTCTTGTTGATCTCAGTCGACTGAATCTTGCCGTGTTCCAGCATCATCAGGACTGTGAATTGGATCTCGAACCGGTGTGTTGAGTTCCCGCCTCGGGCCTTGCGACCTGACTCTACAGAGATTGCAGGGAACTCGGGGATCAACTGTTGGAAGCCGTAGAAGACACCCTTGATAGTGAGCTCGTCTGCTGACTCGGTGAGGATATCGACGATACGCTGCGTGATGACTGGCGCTCGCCATTCGAGGGTTCCTATCTGCACTAAGACCACTCCGGACCGCTGATGAAGTCAAGGAACAACTCCCCCATCTCATCCTGAGCAGCTTCGGAAATGTAGGTGTAGTCACGTTGAGGCATCTTGGAAGTTCCTTCGACGTGGTAGCCTCCGTAGCCTGTGGGGTCTTGAAGAACGGCAACGACGTCTTGTCCGCTTCCGCCGATAGCCCAGCTATTGGGATCGACAGCTCCTTTTCGAAGAGCGCCTGTCCGCTGTAGGATCTTCACAGCACTAGCGAACCCTGAGAAGATACGATCCTGGAACTCTGAAGTACCTTCTCGGAAGCTCTCTGTGCCTCCTACGCCTCCGATGTCACCCATGACACGGGTTCGAATTGTCCCCGGGGCTAGTGGAGTCCAGTGGCTTGGGCGACCCTCTACTTCAAAGTTCAGGTCGATCTCAGTCGCTGCGATCTCAGTTGCTTCTCGCATCGGCTCTTCAAGTTGCTGAGCCCTCTCTGCCGCAGAGAAGAAGGCCTGAGCAACGATTGCCGGCTGAGGAATCCAGACGACTTCGATGCCAAGCCTGATAGGCACTTAGAACACCTCGTCCATGTTGAAGAACCTCAGAGGGTCACCTTCCTCGACACCGACTAGTAAGGAGCCTGTCTCGACAACTGTGGTGTCATTAGGCCAGAAGTCTCCTTCGCCAAAGGTCAGTTCGCTTACGAGGTCATCACCGGTAGTAGGATCGATGAGGCTAGCATTCCCTGAGCGCAATGCATCTAGAAGACGCATTGCACGATCTTCTAGACCCTGAGCGAAGGTACTCGGAGTCATTGTCTCCTCCGAGTACCTTCGCTGGTACCTGTACGCTGCCATCAGAAGGCTGACGATGGTTCTCACTAGGTCAGGTACAGCCTCTGCTGGAGGCACAAGTGGGTCTGTAGTTGTCCAGAGAAGGACGTGGTCTGGATAGAGATCGATCAAAGCTGCCTTGGTGATTGTTTCGGCCTCTGAGCGCTCCGGCTCCGCGTCCTCTTCATTTTCGAAGCGGATCTTGGTTCCGTCGAGCCAGCTATTGGCATCGGAGTAGAGCGCTAGAGTCATTAGGAACTACCCCCCGCTGACTTTGAAGGGCCAACCTTCGGAGCCTCTTCGACCTTCGGGGGCTCCGGTTCTGGCTCAGGAGCAGCCTCCGGCTCAGGAACAGTAACAGCTGCTCCCTCGCCTTCGATTGCTCCAGCTGCCTTCAAGGAGGCAATCGTCTCAGCGTCCAGCCCTTCGGGGATCTCCTCCCCAGGCTGGACCGACTTGCCACCTCCCAGAAGGATCACAATTGCTGCCTTCATCAGCTCCCCTCTCAGGCTAGGACCTTAGCAGCCCTAAGAGCTGCCAGGATGGTGTTCAGCTTTGCCTTGATCTCGTTGATCAGAGTCTGTTCTGCCGCACCGTATGTAGCATCTGCATCTGCAGTAGTGATTGTAGCGATAGACAGACTGAAGGTGGCCTGCTCCCGCGGACGCAAGAGGCCGTAGTAGATGTGCCGATTCGCTCCCCCGAACCCAGCTGCATTCAAAGCTGAGAGGGCGGAGTTGAGCTTGGCCTTCAACTCGTTGATGAGATCTGCCTCAGGCTGACCGTATACTGCATCTGTGTCAGCAGTAGCAGCCGCAGTAACGTTCGCCTGCAGGAGTCTGCCTGACTTAGAACCCCAGACAGACCCCTGCTTGACGACCGTCCCGTTGATGATGTTAGCAGAGCGAAGGGCAGTCAACATGGAGTTGATCTTACCCTTCATGCTGTTCACCAGAGTGGACTCAGCAGCAGCCCAAGCTCCTGTGGCGTCCGTGTTTGCTTCGTCAGTCACATTGGTCTGATAGAATTGGAACTTTCGGTGCCCGAAGATGACAGGAGCTGCCATAGGATCATCCCCCTTATGTCAAGAGGTCCTTGAGCAGGTATCCTGCGCCGTTCGAGTCACCAGTGCCGTCGACGACAATGAGCTTGACATCGTAGCGGCGACGCACTCGGACAACATCCGAGGCTCGCCTCTCCTCGCGCCAACGCTCTGTGGCCATCACTGAGCCACCAGCACGCGAGTAACCCCACACGAACTCGTAACCGTACGCCGGGACCTTGCGGCCAGGACGTGGGGGAACGTAGGCAAGGACCATGTCGTCCAGCCAGAGGTACCCGAACGTCTCAGCCTGTCCGTAGACGCTGGTCACGACTCCAGCGCCTGCGCGCCGGAACTGCGGGATGCCAAGAACCTGCGAGATGAGATCGTCGTTGGCAATGCCAAGCTGTGAGTGCTTGATCCGCTCGATGAAGTCCGGGTGATCCTCGAGTGCCACTGCGGTGCTGTAACCCACGAGGGCAGTGTTCGGATCACGGAACAGCGCGTTGTGAATCGCCGTACGTCCAGTCTTCACGTCTGCGATCGGGTCGGACGTAGTGTAGTTGTTCCACTTGTTCGCTGGAGTTGCTGTGAAGCCAGATGCGTAGTTGGCTGTAGTGGTTGCGATGTCGACCATGATCTTCTCACGGTTCAAGAGAATCGTGTTGGTCACACGCTCGGTTGCGTCCATCGCGGGCTGAAGAGGCTGGTCTGCATTCTCGACCTCCTCATCAGGCACGACATCTTCGAGAGCGTGCTCTTCGGCGAAGTAGCCGTCACGTGAGAGAGTCATCGGTGGGAGCTCGTTGGCCTCCGACCCCGGAGCCCGGATGTCGTCAGTCACGCGCCCCCAGAGGTCGCGGTTGTACACGTAGTACCTGTCGGACTGCTTAGCAACTCCGACCTGTGGGAAGAGCATGCTCGCCACGAACTGGTCGGGGTTGTCGAAGCCAACGGAAATGTCCGTCAGCATCGAGTCCAGGTGGAGCAGTTGAGGATCTCCGTATGCCATTCTACTCCACCTCCCTTATGCCTTAGCCAACGTGAACACGTATGGCAGAAGCAGAACCGGGATCCAGTCACCCGCGTTAGCTGCAGCCTTGAGAGCCTTGCCCATTGCGAACTGCGTTGCAACACATGTCTGTGCGCGTCCGTTAGTCGACGGAGCAACGAAGTCGAAACGTGTGATTGCAGCAGCAGCCTCAACCCAGGCCACACCAAGCACCTGGACTGCGGTTGCCTTACCTGCAGCGAACTCGGAGGCTGAGATGTCAACCTTCGCAACCCCGATCGCCTGGTCTGTCACTGCCGTAACAGCAGCTACCGCCTGGTCACCTGACAGCTTCACGAAGCGAAGCTTGGTGATGGCAGTGGTCGCCTGATACGGGAGTTCCAGGACTCCTGTGTCTGCACCGGCCAACTATCTCACCCCCCTGCTTCCACTTCGATCCGCTGAGTTGCCTTACGGTACCCCTCAGCAAGCTGAGGGTTCTTCTTGGCCGTCTCCCTGACTGCCTCTTCAAGAGACATGTCCGGGTTCTCCTTACGGACTGCGGCGAGAGCCACGGTGAACTCTTCTCCCTCATCCCCAAGGACAACGGCCGCGGAGCCGATTTCCTGAGACATCACGAAACCGACCTCGAGAAGACCATCGATGAACTCGTCGAACTTCTTCCGCCCACTGGGCGGCAGAGTCCCACGGACCTCGGTGATCAGCTCGTCAAGAGCCGGAGGAATACCTCCGAAGTCGCCGCCACGGTGCCAGTCACCCAGCCTGTGGCTAAGCTGCTCTTGGGCCAGAGCCTTCTTGGTCTCCTCGAGGATCTTGTACTCCTCGGGGAACTGCTTCTGCATCTGGCGCATCCTCTGACCCTCTGGGGGTCGGATGGACTTCGCCTTCTCAAGCAGGTCCTCCTTCGAGCTCTCCTTCGGCAGGCCAAAGGCCTCAGTCAGTTCGGAGAACGTCACGACGTCCTCCCGCTCCTTGGGAGCAGGTGGATCGCCGGGCTTCGGAGCAGGTTCCGTGAACTTCTTCGTCATCTCGTCCAGGATCTGCTCTTCGGTCGCGTCCTCCTTCAGACCGAGCCTTTCGGCAAGCTTCTTGAGAAACTCTTCCATGTCACCTCCTTACGATAGACAGGATCCGCCGGGCAGTGAGTTCGTCCATGAACTCGTCCGCCTTCACTGTTGCCGGCAGACAGGATGTGAAGCCTTTGCGCTTGGCGATTGAAATGATCTTGGATCGAACGGCACCCCTGTTCTGTTTTGTCAATCCCAGAGCGTGGAAAGCAGCCTTCACGTCCTCGCACTTCTGGATCGGGAAGGATGTTCCTGCTCCGGCGAAGTCGCTGCTTGGCATCTTCTTGCGAGCGCTGACTGGAATGTCTCTGAACTCTCTGATACTGAGTTCAACTGGGTCAATGTATTCTGGATTGCTCTCTTCCATGAGGGCGTGTGCGAACATCTCCTTGTGCATTGGCTTGAAGAAGTCACTTGTCCAGTCAGCGCCGATCTTGCCATCGACGACCATGCAGCTATTTGAGTTTGGTTGGAAGAAGGCACAGTTCGCGCATCGATACATTGAGTCCTGAGCCATTCTGTATCGAGCATCCTCAGGGTCGTATTTGCCTTCAGGTTGTTCGAATGCGCCGTCGTCGAGTTCTGCAAAGTTGATTGGAGACAAACCCTTCATGAAGGGACGGTTTGTGAGTGCAGCTCCGAAGAGGACGTCTTCGTAACACGACCCCTGAGCATCGCACCAGTCGTCATCGTACTCGATCGACATGTACTTCCACGCGCCGTCCTTTACTTCCTTCAAGGCCTCGCCGGTCCATGATACCTGTCCCCACATGCCATCACTGCGCTGGTCAAGACTGATTAGCCAACCAGCTGCTTTTGTTCCTTTGGCCTGATCATGCTTGTGGGCGTAATCGATGTCCAGCATGATGCCTCGAACGTTCTTCCGGAAGTTCTTCACGAAGTTGCTGATCTTGTCCTTGGTCATGTTGATCTGACCAAAGACAGGATGGTCGAAGCTGCCGTAGCGGAGAAGGTGAACCCAGGTCTTTTTGTCCTCTGCTAGTCCGATGTCAGCTAGGTCAATGACGAACCCCATATGACCATCGCTCATGACCGCAGAGTTGCAAATCGCGTAAGCAGCCGACTGCCTCTTCTTCTCGTCCGGCCACTTCGTCTTGTTGGCAGGCTTCGCCATGAAGCTCTGCACGCAGGATTCTACCTTAGGTGGCATCTACACCTCCTTCCGATCCCGCGTCCAACCTGCCGTTGAAGGAGTAGTTCGAGACCATACTGGGAGGTTGGTAAAGGTCTCGGCAAGATGACCGACCCTACAGTCCACGTTGGTTCCAGCACCAACAGCTGTAATGACTGCAGGGCGAACCTTGCCCGCAGTAGTGCGGACGCTCACATGCCGATTTACCTTTCGGGCATCTAGTGGCATCTCTGTCTCCTAGTATAGCTGAAACGTCCCATCGAAAGCAAACGGGGTCAGCTAGATGTCAGTAATTTCGAAGAACCCGTGCATGACCACGTCTCGCTTGTTGGCTTTGATCACGTCTAGGTGGAAGTAGTGGACTGCTGGGGCGGCGAGGTGAGTGGAGGAACATTGGATAGTGACCTCCGAGTACTTGTCCCCCACCCCCGTGCCGTCATCTATTATCACGATCGTTCCGGCTGCCTTAGTGTAGGTAAAGAGTGCGCTACCATCAGGGTCAGACAGTTTGGCCTTGACATAGAACTCGACTTCAGGGTTACCGTCCAACAAGTAAGGATTAGTTCCGCCTCCAGGGATCTTCTTCTTCAGTCGAATAGTCAACAGTGGGTCACTATCCTCCTTCACAACTATGCGGGTACTCATCTCACCCCCCTTCTTCCGGCTCTATGGGTTGGTAGACATCGTCGCTGGATGTGGTCTCAAGAATGTCCACGACAGCCGTATAGGTGTAGTCGTCTACAATCGCTTCGAACGGACCCCAAGGCTGTGGCGGAGTTGGAGGCCCTGAAAGCACAATGAAGGCCGATACATCGTGCGACCCTGAGGAGTGATCCTCGATGGTTGTCCGCGATGGGAACAGTGCCTCTACGCTCCCTTGGAACGTAGAGTACCCAGCAGCCACTAGACCCTCAATTGTCTCAAACTGAGTGAGGGTCGAAGTGTCATCGACAACAACGTTGATGGACTCTGTAACACTGACGTTGATTGTCGCAAAGATGTAAGCAACGTCCTGTACCGCCGCGACGCTGTAGTCCTCAATCGTCAGCACAGACGGCTGGAAGGCTTCGACGGTCCCGTAGAAGACGCTGTAGTTAGCCGCTACGAGACCAACGATGCCCTCAAACTGCTGTACCGTGGCCTGGTCATCGACCGTGACGTTGATTGCGTCACTAACGTCGACAGAAACAGGTATCCCGCTAAGGAATGAGGTGTCAGTAACAACCTGGTTGCTGTAGTCCTCGACGGTAAGGCCTGCGTTCTCTAGAGGCTCGACTGACCCTTGGAATGTAGTGTAGTTCGCTCCCACTAGCTCTTCTACTGCAGCAGGAGGTGCCTGGCCCGCAAGGAACCATGTGACGTCAAGGGACGTTGTCGAAAGGTACTCATCCCAAGTAGGAGTGACTTCAGCTTCGACTGTACCATAGAAGGTAGAGTAGCCAGCTACTACTAGGCCCTCGATAGTCTCGAACTCGTCAACCTGTGAGGTGTCATCGACAGTGACGTTGATGGAATCGGAGACATCAACGAGCCTGTCTGCAAAGATAAAGGCAGTTTCGACGTTGCCTTCATTTTCAACGGTCAGTCCTTCAGGTAACCAGAACTCAGTAAGATCTGGAGACTGACCGTAATTTGGATCTGCTGCGACGAGCTCCTCGATAGAAGCAGACGGAGCCTGCCCTACAATGAAGCCGGAGACGTCAATCGAAGCCGTACTTTGGTACTCATCCCACGTAGGAGCGGTCTGAGCCTCTACGTCTCCCTGGAATGCAGTGTAGTTGGCGGCAACCAGACCCTCGATGCTCTCGAACTGTTCGCGGACAGAAGTGTCAGTGACAGTGACATTGATAGCATCAGTGACGTCAACATTCCGGGTAGCGAAGATAAACGCCACATCGTGAACAACTGCGTAGTCATTATCCCACGGTGGAGCTCTTGGCATGTGGAGACTCTCGTAGTCGGAGAGTTGCACGATGTCGTGTGCAGCGATGATCTCCGGAGTAGTTGCATCCGAGGGTGGTAAGACCTGTGAGAAGACCCATGTCGCATCGAGGACAGTCACAGTCAGCGACTGTGACTGCTCGGCGGTATCGTCATACTGTGCCATGTACATCGTCTCGCCGTCTGGCGACTGACCCATGGGCACGTGATTGGCTGCGATGAGCACTTCAATCGGGGACTCGACGCTTAGGATGCCCACGTACTCGACCATCACCGCGTTGAACGCGACATCGGGGGCTGCGTCCGTGCTGAAACCGAAGCGAATCTTGCACGCTTCGAGCGTGCTCTGGCTCCACCCGCCCGAAGGCGCGGCGGTAGCCTCGCGCTTGTAGCCGTTGTAGATCGTCGCCGAAGTCGAAGGGTCAACTAGCCCTGTGGTCGCTAGCGTGGTCCCGGCCGAGTCCACCAGGCGCGCCTCACCGTTGCACGCGGTTGTGGCATCCTCTGCTGCGAACAGAGCACGGATGCCCGCGTTCCAGACTGTGCTCAACGTGGGGGCGAGCGTGGCGAGCAGATATTCCAGATATCCCGCAGCAGCGTTCGCAGTCTGCTGGTCATAGTCCTCGCCGGTCTGCGTGAGGTTTGGAGTGGTCCCGTCCCACGCGTCGTCGATGGCCGCGAGCAGAGCCGCGTCGGTGGAAGCCCCCGCCTGGTCGGTGAACGCGCCTGTGCTTGGGTTGTGCGTCCCAGTAGCACCGACGATTGCCATCCCGCAGAAGTGGTCGCCGAGCGGGTGATCGGCCCCAGCGCAGATGATGTAGTCCGAGTACCAGATGTCATACGCACCCTCGGCCCCCGAGCTGCCGATGCGGAGTGCTGTGATGTTCGCGACGGTCACAGTCCCGGTAGCCGTCCCAACGTCGACGCCGTCGACCTGCAGGTTCAGCGTGCCAGAGGTGGTCGACACGTTGTATCGCGCATCGACTCGGTGCCAGTTGCCATCAGCCACATCCGTCACATCGGTTACCGAAGTACCGCCACCAACCGAGGCTTGGATGAAGCCGCTCGACGTCATCCGGACTGTGCCGTTGTTCGTCGACGCGAACAACGCCATGATCTTGTCGGCAGCGGGGTTGGTCGTGTCGGTAGTTCGGAAGTAGAACGAGATGCAGATGTCGTTGGTGGGCGTATCGTAGTTCATGGAGTACCGAACGCCAAGGGTTGCGCTGTACGCCATCTTGAGTGACACCGCGTGGTCCGGCGTTCGCACGACAGACGGGTCAAACGTGATCTCGTTGCCGTCGTGTACCGGAGGCGCAGAGCTATCTATAATGCCGTCAACCCACGCGGGTGATACTCCAGCGTTCGCAACCTCAAGAACCCGATGCTGGAAGGACTCTATCCGCTTGACGGTCGGCATCAGGTCTCACCGCGCACGATTGTCACGCCAAGATCAAAGCAAACAAAAGGGTAAGCTTCTTCATTAGCTACTCCCTGATGACCTTTGGAGGTCGTGGCAGAACGGGCGGGTTCTCTCTCCCAGGAGCCCACAGTCCTGGCTCTTGAATAACCTCTTCGGCTTTGTAAATGACTTCTTTGAGATGACCTTGGCAGAAGGGAATAATGATCCAGCTGTGCAGTGGTAGCTTAGCAAGTAGCCTAGTGTACCAGTCGAGCTGTGGAGGAGTGTCGTCGATGAAGAGCTCTGCAGTTCCGTAGACCGGATCGTCGCACTCTTCAACGGCGCACTTCTTGTACGCCTTCACGACAACTTGAGGTGACGGCCCTGGGCGGAACCCAGGGCCGTACCTCTTCTCGTCGAGGGTCGGCCTTCTCATGCGCCCTTGCAGACTGCGCAGGTGACCGCTTCCATGTCACCGGTGGTAGTGAGTCCGACTGGATCGTTGACTATCTGTCCGCACTTTGTCCTGTAAACAAAGCCCCCACCTGGGGAGTTGTCTGTAGCCTCTATGTACTCGGGTGTCGCGTTCTGCAGATGTACCTCGACGTACTCCTCAGCCGCAGTAGCAGCCACGCCCTCTTCAGTGTCGCCCATGACTTACGGCTCCTCCCAGTACATGGTGCCGGCCCACGTCGTGGCATCTGCACCGATGTCCTTCTGGAGTGAAAGACGTCCTGTGGTGACTACGAAGGGTTCGGCGCCAGGTGGGAACCAGAGGATATAGGTGCCGACGATGTCGAACCCGAATGAACTGATCGTCACACCAGACGTCGGCTCGGCTGTGTAGGTCGAGGCTGCTACCGTGATTGGTACTCCCGAGCTCAGGTCGAGCTGCAACTCCGTGTTCGTGATGTTGGTCTTGGCTTCAGAACCCGTGGTTGTCCGGTTCAGAATCCACCGAACACCCTGAGCAGCGGTCGCCGCCGTGTTGCCGATATGAACCCCGCGCACCTTCGCACGAACCGTCGCCGCGATCAAGGTGATATGGGTCTTAGGTGCGGCTGCGCCGGCGGTCTTGTCAATCGCTGCGAATGCTGCTCCCGCCACTATTCACTCCTTTCATAGGGTACTGACTTACGGACTTGCACAGAGTACAAAGATGGTAATGGAGTTAGCTACCTGTGTTCTTGCGATGACCCTGTATCGCACAGGATTTCCTTCGCTCGGGAACGGGACCAGGTGCGCCGCTACTATGCCATCAACCTCAGGGTCAAAGTTAGCACCTGGGAACTCGAACCCACCCGAGATAGGAACCTCTCCTGGCAGACAGTCGATGAAGAGTGAAGTATACCCGCTGGGATCGGTTGGAACGGAGTAGCTTCTTACTTGTAGGTTAGCCGTTGAGAAGTAACCTGTCGGTCCCTGAGCACCCGTAGGGCCTTGTGGTCCTTCTTGATTCCATTCGATCGCAGTCTCGCTTGAACTACATGTTTGCCCAGCTTCTGTGTCGATTACTCGAAGGGCTCCTCGAATGTTTGGATTGCCTGACGTGAGATAGCAGCCGTGAATCACTCCACTGCTATCAGGGATAGACGCAACTGCTATGCCGGCAGATACTAGCATCACACCTAAGACGATTCCGACAAGCAGCTTCTTCATCTTATGCCCCTATGTTGATCGTAAGTGTTGCCGTCAGCACCCAAGTCTGCGTCGACGGCTTCGTTCCTAGCACTTCAACCTTGCGGCTGAACATCGTGCCTGCGGCCACTGCATTGAAGTAGCCCCATTCTTCCCATGCGAAGTTTGCCTCTCCAGGCGCAAAGCTCGCCTTGGCTGTAATCACATTGACTGATCGAGATGGGAATGTGGCTTCCATAGGCCGTCGAAAGACTGATCCACCTTGAAGGTCCGTCTGACCAGCTGCGAAGGCTGCGTTCGAGTTACCGACTCCGAGGTGTGCGTTCGCTGCATTGAACTCCGTTACTGCTTCACCGTTGAAGTCAGTTGCAATGTGGTTTCGGCCTGCATCAGTTAGAGCCATTGTCTACCCCTAGGATCTGTGTGTTGACAGCAAGTGAGGAGTCCATAGGTGGTGGGTTTAGAATGCGTTCGATGACCTTGCCATCCTTGATCCGTAGGACTTCGATCGGCTTGTCACCTTCTTTGTACTCACCCTCGTACTTCTCTAGCAACACCTCCTCGTCGAATCCGAGTTCCGAAATGTCCCTGCGATCAGGCACCCTCCACCTCCTTTACGCGTGCTCAAGTGCCATGAACGCTCTGATCGAAACAGCCGCAGGAGCGTTACAGCGGATGACGAACCCTTCACTGACTGCGCTGTCGTACGTCTGCCCGAGTGAGAAGTCGTAGGCGAACAGGCCCTTGTTGGGATCGAGTGCGAAAGGCCTCAACGCTGTAACAACAGTAGGCTCAGTAGTCCAGGCGAATCCTGCTGTCCAGTCGGCTGTAGTGACCCTTCCGTAGGTCTGGCGTTCCGCCCCAGCCGTTGAGGCAGTACCTGGTGAGTTAGTCGCGAAAGTGCAGTAGCAGACCTCGACGAGCACCGGTTCAGCAGAAGCCGTGACTCCGTCGAAGTCGATCTCGAACCCCTGCAGGTCAAGACCTACGCTTGCTCCCGCCTTGGCTCCAAGAACTGTCTTAGCAACACCGGCGGAGAGTGCGACCTCACCTTCGGTTGAACATGCATACCCGAGCTTGGTCATATCCCCTCCTCCCTATGCTGCCCTAAAGAGCCCGGCAACGTTGATCTGTGCAGTTAGATCTGTACCGTCTGTGGTGACTGAGAAGTCGTGGTACGTCCAGGGGATAATGTTCGAGTCGGTACCTGCAGTAGTATCGTCATCATAGCAGACAATAAGCTTGCCAAGTGTGTTGTTCACACCACCGCCTGCAGATGTCCAGATTTGGTCAGGGACGTCGAGGTCTCGACGGTTGTTTGTGTCATCGGGCGCCGGCAAGGCTGCAAGCTCGGCATCAGTCAATGTCTTCCTGACATAGTTCGTGAAGTCAGCTTGGTCGTTCGCTGCTGCTAGGAGTGCTGACAGATCATCGTGGTTGTTGAGTGTATCATCCGCCTCAAGACCAGTCGCTTTGAGTAGGACGACGATGAAGGCGGAGTTCGCGTGGTGGTTGGATTCAATGATGTTGTACCATTCAACACCGCGACCCTTGGCGATGTTGAAAACGCCGTCAGCCACTCTTCACCTCCTTCCTACCCGAGTTCAGCTCTTCGGCTATGCCTACCTTGACGACCTTCTCGTGAGTACCGTCTGCGTACTCAACGATATAGACGTCCGGACCGTCCTTCGGGTCGTCCGACTTACGAATGACTCCGTCGCGTTCTTCCATCTGCATCACTCCTTTGGCCCACCTGTAATGCTACCCTGTCGGGAACCGTCAGCATTCTGACCCTTCGGGACTTCTCCGTTAGGCGGAGCGGGCTGTTCTGGAGAAGCAACCACAGTTGGCCTGCCCTTCGTTATCCTCGCTTCGACATCACGTTCTGTGACGTCGTCGCCTCCAAGCGGGAGGTCCATCTGATCACGGGTCCACTGCTCAAGGTCCGGAGTAGGCGTGAGGATTCCAGGTTCAGTAAGGTTCCTCATCGCGACGCTGAAGGCCCTCCAGTCCGCAGCCTCACCGATACGCCTAACACGGAGCTCAGGGAAGTTGGTCACCTTCGGTCCGTAGTTGTACCTGATGAGTTCCGGGATCGCATCCTTGTTGATGTTCATCCGCACGATGTCAGAGACATAGCGCAAGGCCTTCATGAAGATCTCCATCTGCGAACTACCAAGCGCCCGAGACCCTGAAGTGGTACTACCGAGGTTCATGAACTGCCCAAGGACGTTACGAGCAATCATGAGGTCGTGGTGCTCCGCTGACTGGAGGACGTTCACGACGCCTGTGTTCATCGCAATGAACTCAACATCCCAGCCAGGAGGCAGTGTAACATATGCCTTCTCGTTCGTCCTCAGGTTCCGTCCGAGTTCGTTAGCGAAGTTCTTGTCCTCGTTCGTGAAGCCTGGTGGAAGTTTGATCTTCGGGATACCAATGCCGTGTCGTTCTTTCTGAATTGCATCGACCTTGTACAGGTTCTCTTTGTAGTACCAGTGTTTGTATGCACTTCGAAGGATCGAGGTACCCTGTGGGTCCCCGCCCTCCCTGTCAAGAGTGAAGATCAGCAGTTTCTGTGATGGAATGTCGACCTGTGAAGAGAAGTTCGTTAGTCCATCGACACGGTTGAAGACGATATGGTTGACAGTGCCATTGCCGTTGAACTCGAAACGGTCGATGTGTACTGGGTGTCGAGGTGCGAAAGCTTCCCACCGGACTACTTCCTTCTCACGTGGGCGCTGCTTCTGTATGTTCTTCCACGTATCCGTCGTGAACACCTTCTCAAACGTGTAGTACCCGTAGTCGAGCATGAGAAGGCATTCCCAAAGGAACTCGATGAAGGGAGTCCGCATGTGGTTCAGAGCCCACCACGTGAAGTCTGCGATCTCCATGTCCTGAGGAGATGAAGACGCAGGGTTCATGTACCACTGTGCACTGATGATTGGAGTCTTCACCAGGCGCAGTGTAGCTCGAACCTGCGCATCAGACCTACGCATTTGGTCATAGGTCTTGATGCCACGGATGCCTCGGAGCTCTGGGTTGTACTCGATGATGCCAAAGCTACCGTACGACGTCATACCGGTAGCTCCGAGCTCCCTTAGGGACGGCGTGTCCGCTAGTTCCTTAGGCTCGTCTCGGGCATCCTCTACAGTCATCTTGGCTTCTGTAGACAGACCAAGACCTGCTCGAAGTCGATCTCCTAGTGCCATGTATCACCACCTCGGGATGTCGTCTAGACGGAACGAGGAGTCGTCAGCCCTCGAGAAGACACTCTCACCACGGCTGAAAATGCCTACTGGATCGGGCTCACGATCCATAGGGTCAGTCGGGTCCGTGTTGAAGTTGCTTGTCTCCATCACGTCCGAGAGGTGGTAGCGGGCGCCAAGTTCGAACAGGTGCATGATGCCGTATCGAATCGCATCCATGCAGTGGTCGTTCTTCTTCTTGGGCTCTTCCTTCTTGTTCTCGTCAGCTGTCCTAGAAAGCTGCTTGGTCCGATAGTTCTGGAACTCGAAGATGGTGTTCTCACAGTTGCGGTCAACGTACAAGTGCGTCTTCTGTTCGCCTAGGTCATTCAGTTGCACTGCCAAGAAGTCCTTCACCTTCTTGATTCCCGTCAGCCAGTCCTTCTTGGCCTCTGGGTCACTGTAGGTAGGAGCGACCAACCGACTCATTGTCGCAGTAGCCTTAGGGTCAGCCGAGTCCCCGAAGCCACAGACGATCTTGTATCCTTCAGGTTGTGGGCGTGCGTTCATGATCTCTGCATGGTCGCTGTCAATCTTACCTGAGTCGTAGTACTCCCTCCAGATGTAGACTTCGTCTGAAGGTGAGATCTGTGCGTCTATAGCCACGAACGGATTTTCGAAGCCGTAGTCAAAGAATAGGTAGTTCGGCCAATCGGGATTGTACACATAGCGGTCGACGATGTGGACTTCATCAGCCCACTCGGTGTAAATCTGCCCCACGAAGGAGCGAAAACTAGCTCCGATCTCCTGCCAGAAGAAAGGATCGTCCGGTGTTCGTAGCTGCCTTTGGATCTCCGGGTCATCAAAACCCTCCGGGTACACGTACGGATTCTCCCAAGCTGGGAAGTTCCAGGACTCCCAATCCTGCTTCGAAGGATCCTGTCCCCACTTGTAGATGTCGTAGTACCAGTTGAAGCCTTCAGGCGTGCTTGGGAAGATCGCCCAGCCATGCTGGTCCGCGAGCGCAGGCGTAATGTACTTATCCCAGACAGTAGGCGACTGTTTTGCTGCCTCGGAAACAATGACACCAGCTAACCCCTCACCGACCAAGGTATCCGGGTGCTGCGCACTCTTGACATCTACCCGAGTACCCCATGGCATCTCGATGTACATGTCACCAGTGCGAACGTTGTACGCCTTCCTCTTGATGTTGTTCCCCATCTTCAGGTCGATGATGATGTACTCCCACAAGTACCGGAACTCCTTCTCACCTAGTTCATATGTCGGCCCGACGATCCAGTACCTATTTCCCCGTTTGGACAAATCAAGCAAGTCTGGCAACAGTTCTGCAGCTGCCATCTTCGACTTGCCAAATCGCCTTCCGCACACAGGTACCTTGAACCGTGCAGGACTATCGTGGAACAGCTTCTGCTTCACGTGGGGCGTGTATTTGATCTTCTCCCACAGAGCCTGGGAATCAATCATTGGACCACTCCGCCCAACATGTCTACTAGGTCCCTACCATCGAGTAGTCGCACGTTGCACAGAGCCCTTCCGAAACTGTCCAGCTTAGTCGACTCGACCCAGACTATCGTACCAGGTGGAATCAGGGTACCCAGGAGGACCTTGGCATCCTCGTACCCTGGTTGCCCCCTTTCTGGTGTGTCAATACCGAGTACCCTGATCCGACTAACGGCGCCCGTTACCTCTCTCCTCCAGACGCCCCATCCAAGATCGAGGTCAGCAGCGAACGTGTCACCGTCGATGACACGAACAACCGTGGCTTGCACGGTCCAGGTTGTCATACGGGTTTGAAGACGCCGATTGTGAGTGCAGTGACCCCGCTGTACGTGAACTCGATCCTACCAGTAGCAGGGTTAGTGAACCGGGTAGGATCGAGTTCAAGCATCCGCTCCTGTGCGTTTGGGATCACGAAGTCGACATCAGGGTCGAACGACTTAGCTCCAGTTGGCGCGAGGCTCGTTGGGTCGTTGATTGTGAGCGTCCAAGACGCCGAGTGCGCGTTCTTTACGTGGATGATGCACCTCGCACCTTCTGGGGCAAAGGAGTCTCCGCCTCCTGCAGCTGCTACATACGCAGGAGTGAGCAGCGTCTGCAGGACCAGTGGTTGAACAGTCAGTACAGCCACTTACGCTCCCTTCACTCGGCCTTGTCTTTCTGGATGTCGCCGAGGAGTTCCTTCCAGGGATCGCTGAGCCCACTCTGACCCACGGGCTTGCCAAGGTTCCACTCCAGAACGTACTTGGAGGACTCCAAGCGAACACGTTCTGTGGAACCGTTCTCGGCCAGCTGGACTAGCTGCTGAGCCGCGGAAACAAGTCCATCTTTCAGGATCTGCTTGGCTGCTTCCTCAGGCGACTCGGAAGGCTTGTATCCGTGGAGGGTTGCGAACAGCTCCTCGTCAGATGGGATGTTGTTGCTGTCTGCGAAGTGTTGGTAGTCCTGTGGACCGCCGTGTGCATCATCTCCCGCGGTCTCGCTGGACATTCCCTTCACCTCCTCCGCTTGGTGTTGCTGTCCAGTGTCTCGCTGATCCTTCCCTCCTAGTATAGCTGGGTCACTCCTTGCAAGGCACGCTATGTCTCGTGGGTACCCTGTATTTTCCAGGTACCCGGGTGTGTTTGGTAGGGGCAGAACCGTTCGCAAACGGGTACCCCTGATGGAATCAGTAGGGGTACCATTGAGGGGCGCCGTGACTAAATCGTTACGTTCGTTTCGATTTCATGTAATATGAAGTTGTAAGATAAAATCAAATAGGAAAGGAGGTGGAATACTATGAAGACTATCAGCATCTATCGTCTGGCAAAGACTGCTGGCGTGCAGCCACAGTCGCTGTACACGCAGGCGAAGCTCGGCGCGCTTCCTGCGAGGAAGACGACGTGCGATCACTGCGGGCACACGGCATGGACTGTCACGGAATCTGACGCCGCTGCGTACCTGAAGAAGCGGGCGGATCGACAGGCAGCTCAGGCCTAACTGTCAATCTGAGAGTGAGACGAAAGTCTCACTCTCGGATTGAACGTTAGGAAAGGAGGTGAACAACATATGAACAAGCACATGGCCCGCAAGGCCACCCTGGCCCTGGTCGCCGTTGCAACCCTTTCCGGAATCGGAATCGGACAGGCGACAGCTGGTGGTGGGACAGTCCGCGTACGCGTGCCGGTGTGTGCCGAGGACGAGACCTTCCTCAAGGGGAAGGGGGACTTCGACGGCCGACGCTGGGACCGCTACGTGTGCATCCACCCTGACAACCTGAAGTAGGGTGGACCCGGGAAGCCGGTCCGAAAGGGCCGGCTTCCCTTATGCTCTATTGACAATACTGGGAACACAACTTTCGACCCTGGGAGTAATTCGGCTACTTCCTAGGAACACAACTTTTCTGCATGGGACTAATTCGGCGCGGGCGGGTTGGGCTACCCTTCGGGCACATCTTTCCACAGGGCGCGGGGGGCCTATCCATCATCATAAGCAGGGGATGTTACCTCTATACCGTATTGAGGCTCTTATAACAATTAGGGCGGGTTATACTTAGTATAATAGTCAGATACCTAGTAGTCTTATTACATTATACTACATATAACTAATCCTAAGTATATATAACTAAAGGAAAAGGTGAATAGGTGGTGCCGCTGGTCCACTTGCCGCAAGTCCACTACCTAGTCATTATCCCGTTCATGATCATTCAGGGGGCCCCATCTTCCCAGCCCTCTTCATTATCTCCTGAACCGACTCCGCCAACTCCTCAGAGTCTTCCCCCGAACTCGAAATCGTTCCGTGCCCGCCAGAAGAGTTAGGCCGAGGGCCACCATGAGACCTGGTGCACCAAACCCAAAAGTAGGATGCTGGAAAGAAATCATCCTCCTGATGGGAGACCTTTACTAGGAGCTGGTCGTCTCGGTACGCAACCTGGTAGTTGTCCTTCGCACCGAGCATAGCGGCTATATCCACTATGAGTTCGGCCCGCTCCTCGTCTTTCTTCCTAGACATAGACGTCACCTCCTTACCTCTTATTCTATAAGGGTCCAGAGGAAGACTCAAGGGTTCGAAATTGAGGCTAGCTCCTATGATTTCCCAGTAGTGTAACAAAGGAACCCATGGTAGTGAGGCTTGTCAACCGTACTCGGGACTGCTATAATATAAGATGATAGGGGAAAGACTACCAAGCCAAGAGCCTAGAGGGAGGTGAATGGAATGGCGAAGCGGGCAGAGTATGTCCACACAGGCTTCGGTCGATGGAAGTGGGTCGACAAGGAGTTCTGCGATCGGTGTGGCCGAGAGGTAGTTGTGCCTTGGGAAGCACACCGAGAGAACGGACACAAGCTGTTCGGTGTGTACGAATGCATCGACAGTGGGTGCTACAATGCAGTCCGCAACGGACAAGATGCGAACAGGCCAGACGGTCCGTTGTTGCACTTCGTGGGGGCGTTAGAGGAATCGATGCACCGCCCACCAGCAGCAGTCCTGAACGGAGAAACACTATGAGGACAGAAGACGAAGACACGTGGGAAGCAGAGTACTGGGACGAGTACCTGAAGGAGTTCGGCAGGGCCGCATATGTCGAATCTCGTTACGGAGTAGGGAAGGAGGAGTCGGAATGGACTCCGGAGGTTGGTCAACAGGAACAAGTCGTCCCCAACGCCGCGTAAGGGTGACAAAGACCAAGGTCACCAAACGCGACAGGACGGACGAGATACTCCCACTCGACCCTCGAGACCCTGACATCGTCCGGGCGAAGGGACTGAAGTGAGCCATGAACAACGTAGTGTACCACATGACGGTGAAGGAACCAGGACGGCACGCCTTCACCGAACACAAGTTCGTGTACGACTCGGAGACAGACGCTTGGGACGCGTACGTGAAGGCGACACAGGCGGGCTTCGAGGCGCGTGTGGAGAAGGTCGTCCGACGAAAGGTGGGTGTGTAGTGAGCCTGAAGGGCAAGACACCACAACAGCGCCAGAAGGTGCTGAACAGGCGAGTCCGCAAACTGCAACGGCTGGCACGGCGCCGCAACAGGTCGTAAGCGTTTGGTCATCCTCACAGAGGATGGCTATGGGTTTACGAACTAGGGAGGTGAAAACAAATGCCTGAGTACAAGAAGGTCTACCCAGTAACGAACGACCTACGGGAGCAGCTGAAGGAGCTTCTCGCGGCGGACCCGAAGTCGAGCCTAGCGTCCGATCGGAATCCCGAGTACAGTCGGGATCGTATCGTCGGCACTGCACTAGAGTACATCGGCGAGTACGAACACGGGTCGGTCGACGTCTTGGACCTATTCAATGGTCTGTACTGGACGCCCGAGTCGAACGAGCAGGGTCTGAAGGTGATGGCCGTGGTGCTCGAGGACTTCGTCGGCTCATTGTTCATGGGCCTTGGAGGAACCAAAGAACGGGATTGGACGAACTGAAGTTCCACGAAGGTCAACGAGTTGTTCCTAGAGGACAGGGGTTGATTCTTCCGAGTGGGCTGTGATATAATCAAGATAGGAGGTGAGACACCCCATGGCCAATGGTGGACCTCAAGGGCACATGCACTCAGAGAACGATCCTGACGTGTGCTTCTGCGACGCAGGTGGTATGGACCCGAACGACGTGCTCGTCCAACAGTACGCCTATGAACTAGGTATCACTGACGAGGACAATTGGGACCTGATGGACGAACTACGCGAAGCCGTTGCTGGTGACGAAGACATCGTCACTGCACGTTCACAGACGTCCGCTCTCGAGGAGTTTGGTCCTAACGGACCCGACAGTGAACCTGATGACCCGAGGGCGTACGAGTAGGGACTAACCTGCTGGGCTGGGTATTGGAGACAGTACCTACGCCCTGTGGGCTAGCAAAAGAAACACGCCCGCGGCAGATAGGGGGAAACACATGGCAAGGACCGTCATAAGGGTCGAAAGGCTTCCTGAGGTGCCCCCGAAGCTCGACGTCGCGTACCTGAAGTGGATTCGAGGGCGGGTCGCTGGGGGCAGTATCTCAGAGTCAGCAGCGATCGCAGGCATCAGGGCACGTGCACCGTACCTGTCACTGAAGCAGGCGAAGGTCAAACTGGGGTAGGTGCTTGAACGTCGTGCACAGGGAAGGACCGGTACCGGCTAGCCACCTACGGTGTAGGCACCCGCTCCTGTGCACGGCCTTGAGGTACAAGCCTCAACCTAAGGAGGTGGATAATGGCCGAGGCAGTGATTGGCAAGTTCACCAAGAGCGGTGAGACGAAGAACTTCGTCAAGTACTCGCGGGAGAACGAGCTGGGTCGCACGGAGACTCAGTACGTCTCGAACGCGAAGGCGGAGGAGCTGGGCAACCCGAACGAGGTCGAGGTTGTCATTCGGAACGTAACGTAGACGGCAGCACCAAGAACATTGGGAGGCACGAGGCCCACCCTCCTCATCGGGGGCAACGATCATAACACTACGGCTTGGTCCGACCGTAGGGCCTCCCAATATCACCCTTCGTGGGTGACGGTCAGAGCCTAGCTCTTCAGGTCTGGGCTCCGGCCGTAGTCTACGAAAGAGGGAGACATGGGAGAACTTGTGTGGACGGAGAACTGGAAGAAGCTGAAGGAGGCTGGACTCACATTCAAACAGGCGAAGCTGGTTCACAGTTTTCTCGACCAGCAAAGCGTCTTCGGATACCAGTGGGTATCCGACTCAGCCTGGCGCCAGCTCGAAGAGGTGTACAGCGAAGTCCGAGTCTAACGAAGGATTGAACGTCTGGCACAGACGACGCGAGCGTCTTCTTCCTCCGGCCATGGGGTGCGAGACGCTTTCCGGATGTGCCAGGCCTTGAATCCTTCGACTAGGGAGGTGGTCATGCGGGCCAATGGTAGCTAAAGGGCCCTGTGCCCAGCGTCGTACACGGTTAGACGTATCCATTGGGGATATAAACCAGGAGCGTCGTGGGAAAGTCGACGCAGTCAAGCTCCTGTACATACCGTGTGCGGCGCTAGGGACAGCGGCTAAACGAGCTAACGCCCTATATAACAGGACTAAAGGGGGTCAGATGGACAGACCAGGCATCAACGCAGGAACAGGTAGTCCAGCAATGCGTTGCGTCTACGTTGATTGGGTCCGAGACGAAGCAAAGGCGGCTTTCGACTGGGACACAGAAGTGTGTGGACGACCTGGAGTAGGGATGTACGAACAGAAGCCGTACTGCGACGAGCACATGAGGGAGGTGGAAAAAGCATATTGGGCACGGCAACGAAACGACCAAGCCTCACAGGCCGACTAACTGAACCGAGGGTGCTGGCGAACACGAAACGTCTTGCACGACTTGTTCTCCAAAACGAAGATCCACAGTCGGTCCAGTACGAGGACTACATCTCAGGTCGACGGTACGTGATCCACCTCAGCAACAACCATCGCCTCGAGTTGTTCGTCCCGTTCGAAGTGAACTAAAGGAATTCGGAAAAGATTCCAGGATTGGTCTTGCCTTTGCCCTTTGGGGTGTCATATAATTGGGTAAGAGCAAGAAAGGTACCAACCGATTTGTACGAGAGGAGGTGACAACCATGGCGCGCAGCAACGGCAACGGCGAGACTCAGGAGCCCGCGGTCGACAGCAACATCGTTACCCCGGTCGCCCTCGCCAAGGAGCTGGGTATCCGTCCGCAGATCGTGTTCGGATGGACCCGCAGCGGCAAGCTGCCTGTGCACTACTGCGTCTGCAGCCACCAGTACGTCCAGCGGGACGAGGTGGCGGAGTTCCTTGCAGAGCGGGAGGCGGCCAAGCTGGCCAAGGAGGCCAAGATCGCCGAAGAGCTCGAAGCAGAGCAGGCGGAGGCGATCGCCGTCTAAAGCCAACCTCAACTGAAGGGCTCGGGACACAGAGAAGGTTCCGAGCCCTTTGGTGGACGTTGGAGGGAACATGACTGAAGCATATGGATTCACCGGTACCCGAAAGGGTATGACGGGCGCGCAGCGGAGACACGTGCGCGCGATGCTTCAGTCTGCTCGAGAACTACACCACGGAGACGCCATAGGTGCTGACGCTGACACGTCTATGGCTGCTCACCTCGAGAACGCTCAGAGGGCCTCTGTCGATGAAACCCCGATTGTCATCTGGGTACACCCTCCGATCGACGACAAGTACAGGGCGTATTGCAAAGGAGATGTCTGGCTTTCGCCTAAGCCGTACTTGGAACGGAACGCCGACATCGTCAACATGCTCCCACCTGGGGGTCAGGTGATTGCCACGCCGCGCCAACTTCGTAACAAGGAACCACAGGGATATCTACGCGGTGAGGGGACATGGTGGACAGTCCGTTACGCACTCAATGCAAATCGGCCTGTACACATTATCTACCCAGATGGCGTCTACGAACTGAGGACACCATGAAGCCAGGCGAAGAAGAATGCACGGATCCTAAGGGTCGAGAGCTGGTGTCGATTGACATCGACATCAAGCCTATTCCAAGGCACGACCTTGCCCTCATAGTCACCGGTATGTGTACACGATGCGGGGGCATCGACGAGGAACGCATACACGAGTACATGCAGAACGTTCCCAAACCGTTCAAGCGATGAGGGAGGTGAGCACGTGGAAGAGGTATACTACGGACTCGACCAGACCGATAACACGGTCTACAAAGTCACACTGCAGTGGGAGGTCGACGAAGCAGGAGTCAAGACAGGTCGGCCTGACGTGATCGTCGAACCGATTGCCGAGTTCGAACGACGGGACAACGCGAAGGCGTTCGTCCGAGCCTGGAACCAAGACACAGGTCCGGACTAGTACTGAACGCCTACACGAGTCCAAGAAGGAAGGGAGGTGATTACATGGGACAGCACGAGCACAAGTCGAAGCGGGGCGTCTGGGCGCACGATGACCATTCGTCGATGCCTAGAGGCCACGGACACGGCGGTGCCAAGTACGTTGGTCCAGTCGAAGAGGCTAACGTCGCCGCTGAGCCGGTAGACCTGACTGAGGAGAGCCTTTCGGGAGGAGGGGATATCATCCTGACACTTGCCATCAAGTGCAGGGATGACGAGGACGTGAGTGACCTCACCTATCTGCTCTTCGGGCCGTACGACGACGCGAAGAACTTCGGCGAGTTCGTATCACAGCACCAGTTCATTATCACGAGGGAGGGTTGATGGCACTCGGCGTCTGTGAGGTCCATGGAGGTGAGCCGACGGAAGTCGAGCACATCCAATTCTGTGGCGAGTCCGTCAAAGTCTGCCTATCCTGCTTGGAGACACAGACAGGCACGTCAAGCAAAGCCGAGTTCCAGGACATACAAGACGACAGGTACTACGAGTACAAGACTAAGCTGCTGGAGGCGGCAGGTAAGTAGTACCTCGAACGTCCTGCACAGGTCAGGTAGACCCCCGTGGAGAATCTACGCCACTAAGTGGAGAACCGTAGCCACGTCTAAGGGGTTCAATACGGCTCGAGTGGATGGAAGGTCCACGCCTGTGCAGGGCCTTGGAGGTACTAATCAAACGGAGGACACATGAGAGACCCAGGGCCACCTGAACACGAAGACCCACTAGCACCAGCGAGGGGATGTCTCTTCGGCATTCTGTTTAGTGTCCTGATCGTCATGGCAGTCTTGTTCGTTCTCTTTGTACTAGCAGTAAGGGGGTGACATGCCGAAGAGCAGAACACATGCGAAGCGCCGAGCAAGGCAGAAGGGTGTTCCACATGATCACAGGCACTACGTCCCAGGATGTATGCGCTGCGAACTAAGCAAGGACGAAGTGCAACCGGCCAAGAGGGTTCAGGCGGAGGAGCCCAAGGAGAGTTACACGATTGACGACATCTCCGGACGAGCTTGAGGAAGAACTGGAAGAACTGATGGCAGACCTACCGAACGAACCGGAAGAGATCGAGGCAGAGCTCAAGCTTCACATGCAACAGTACGAGGAGCTGAAGGACAGCTGGCGTAAGAAGGACCGGCTTCAAGCCCAGTACCATCTCGGGCACGTCGCCGGTATCATAAAGACGTTGATGGCACTCGGGCACACGGACTGGATGAACCAGATCATAGACGAGTTGCAAGTCGAGTCCGATGAGCAGTGGCTCCAGACCGAAGGTGGGAAGGCGATGACCGCAGGCGATGAATGGATGGGTCGTCAGGTCTATCGCATGTCCCGCGGTCGCGAACCGTACCCAGGTAAGGGATGATGACATATTGGCACACACAGGCACCCTGCGTTAGGGATCGTGATCGCCTGGCTAGAAACCAGGGAGGATGATGTGGATGAGCTCCTAGGCATCCACGGGACAGACAAGACAGTCGACGTCGAGGAGATGCTGGTCTCCATTCGAGACCTAGTCAACTTCTCTTCGTGGCTGGCTCTGCAGGCCTACTCGGAGAGGCATCCTGACACCATCGCACATGAAGACTTCCCAGAACATGTCGCACACGCGATCGGGGTTCTCAAGGACATGGCTCTGCAGATGCCACTAGTAGACGTCGAAGGAGATGATGATGTCCCAGGAGGAGGCAACGGCGGCAGTTGACAAGTTCAGCCGTCACGTGCAAGCATGCTTTACCTGCCAACCTCTTTGGAACGTATACTGTGACGAGGGAGTCAGACTGAACGACGAAGCCAACGAGCAGGCAGCCCTATGGATAAAGGAACAGACCCGCCGTAGGCGAGGTTGATTGTGTCTAAGGGTTGCTATAGAATTGGAGATAGTATGGAAGAGAAGGATGTCATCGTCACCAAACCTTTCATGGGAGTAGACTGGGGCATCTGGGGCCTCTGTCACATGCAAGTGTGTGCTCATGGTGAAGTACCCCCTGAGCGGATTGAGGAAGTTGCCAACCTAGAGAATCCGCCAGGCAGTTCTGCACCATGGTCAATCACCAACGAGTTCGACCCTGGTGACGGTCTCGAACCTGTTGACCTATCACCAGTGCAGTGCGAGGACAATCCAGTGCGACTCCACTACATGTTGAGCTGCTGATGAAAGTCTGGGTCGAGATTGACCGAGGTGGCATCACGGAGACCCGTGCAGTTAGTGGCACTAAGGAAGAGGTAGAGGATCAACTCGCTCACTGGATACGTCAGTACGGTCAAGAGAACGTGAAGGTGGTGAAGGATGGATGAGCCTGATGGTTGGCCTTACGGAGATGATGACGTGGAGCTAACACAGGAACAGATAGGGTACACGTCGGAGCGTGTAGGGGGAATCTGGACCCTCACGGTCCTGTGTGTAGCCGAAACACCAGATGGAGGTAAGACGACAAGTGCGTGGACCCCGTTCCAGGAGGAAAGCGAGGAAGCAGTTGTACAAGCTGCAACACGGAGATGGCCAGAGCTCAAGGTTGTTTCCCAGTTCGAGTGGGACAAAGTCTTCTTCAAGAAGTGGGGAGGAGGACGCCCCTCCAGTTTCCTTGGAGGCACGGGCAAGCGGGTGGCAGCCGAGCGAGGGTCAAGGGGTGGTTTTGGGCGCATGGCTCCACAGGGGTCACCGGGGCTTAGTGCTGCAGGTCTACCCGAAACATGGGGAACACGTACGAGTTCTGTGTCTCGAGGACGGTCGGGAAGTAACAGTGCACGCTCGACTGTTGATGCGAGCACAGTAGTAGCCAAGGCCAAAGATGGTAGCTGGCCCCTTGATGAGTGGGTACCGATTGTACAGCTCGCCAAGAGACTTGGCTACCCTCCGCAGTACTTGTACAACGCAGTGTACCACGGCAAGATAAAGACACAGGGCGAACGTCCTAAGAAGGCTCTGTGGAAGGATGTCTTGGCCAAGTACCGCCCTGACATCCTAAAGGAGGTGAGGTAGAGTATAGTGCTACACTGTCTCGACACCTTGAAAGGGGTGACAATTGAAGAAGGTTCTGGCAGTAATGACAGCTGTTACTGCCGTTGTCGTAATCGGACTAGCGCTGCTACCAGCAGCGTCAGCCGATGCGGAGGCGAACAATTGGTTCGTTTGCAAGTACGTCGGGCCACCGGGTACACCAGATGAGACACTGGCAGGTGGGAACAATCCGATCTTCGTGGACGAGAATGCCATCGACGTTTCCCCAGTAGTTATTGGGGCGACGTTCGGTGACGCTCAGACCCATTCGGTCGTGATTGCTGGCCCATTCAGTCCAACCGATAAGCCAGACCCAGAGCCGACGTGCCCGACGACAACGACAACGACAACGACAGTACCACCGCCTACGACAACAGCTCCACCACCGCCAGTAACATCTTGCCCTGGCAAGGTGAAGCTCGGACCGTGGTATGGAGATCCGCAGATCAACATCACGTTGACCGGCAAGGGGACGTTCGTAGTCAGTGGAGGGAAGCAAAGGTTCAGCGGCATCCACAAATTCACGGAGACGTTGGACTGTAATGTAACGTTCAAGATTGGCCGCTACAAGGTTAGTCGCGGACACTTCTTGACGATCACGCAAGACGGCGTAGTGGTGGTGCATCAGAAGCCGCCACGGTTCAACTAGTCGCTTGCGTCTCAGGCTCTCGAAAGAGAGTCTGGGGCGGAGGTGATAACAATGGAGCAGAAGGATTACGGCACAGCTTGGCTGTTGACAGGTCTCGTGATTGGTGCTATCCTAGGCGGCTTCCTAGTCTACCTTTGGGCACTAGCCAACCCGCAGAGTCTGACGTAGGTGATGTGGGAAATCCGGGAGGTGCTCGGCATGAAGATACGCGAGTTCAGAGTTCAAGCCTGGGACCACAGCGGTACGAAGATCGTTGACTCGAAGTTCAGAGACAGAGTACTGATGCTTCAGAACCTCGAACACCAAACGAACCGAACCGATCTTGACGTTGCCAGCCTCAAGGTCGACATCAAGGTCGTCGATCAGAATGACACATAAGAAATCCACATGAACCTTTCAAAAATGGGTTGAGGTTTCCCCAAGGTCTGTGGTATAATCAAAATGAGAGAGGAAGGAGGTGACAAACATCATGGCACAACTGGAACTGAAGGAGCTCCCGGACGGTCTTTCCGAGGACGACTACGTGAAGCCGGTGAAGCTTGCCAAGGAGCTTACAGAGGCCGAGGGCAAGGACGTGCGTCCGCAGATCGTCTACGGTTACATCCGCAACGGTGGACTCCAGGCCTACACGAAGGGCGGCGAGGGTCGTTTCATCATCCGCTCCGAGTTCGATGCCTGGGTTCAGGAGAAGGCCCAGAAGAAGGCTGAGCGCGAGGCCAAGGCTGCGGAGAAGGCAGCCAAGAAGGCCGAGAAGGAGGCTGCTGGCGAGGCTGCAGGTGCAGAAGAGGGCACTGAGGAGTACGCCGGCTAAGACCGATCACATCGCGAGCAGAGGGCTTCGGCCCTCTGCCTCGCTTTGAGGACTGATGGGAAAAGCGTCGCCATGGCGAAGTATGCGAGTACTGTCAGTCCTCAAAGGGAGGCCGGTCAAGCGGACTTCGAAAGGCAGACAATCAGCTGTCGGCTCTGGGAAGTTGTCGATAGTGGTCTAGCCGAGTAGTCGAGGGGTACCCGAGGGTGGTCGTCGGATGGCCGGTCTCCCACCAACTTCATAGTGGCAACCTCGTGTTGGATGGTCGGTTTCGAGGGTAGTAGATATCGGTCTGCAGACCGGTTGAGGCAGGCACTGTGACGGGGGATCCGTGACATAGCCATGGTGGGAGCAGAAGAGATCGACCCCGACCTCCAAGCAGTAGGATCGACCATCCAATAGGGGGCTGCCGCCTCCAAGAGAAGGCTCCTCCTCCTCCCCGAGTGGAGCCTTCTCTTTAGCCCTAATGACTCTCCTTGATATTTCCTAGAGGATGCTATAGAATAGGAATAGAGAGGAGAAGGAGGCAAAGTGGAAACGGCCCCTACCGATTCCAAAGCACCACCAGCTATCTGGCTTCACGTCCAGAAGGTGTACGATGCAATGGAGGCCCAGTCGGCCATGCTCGACGTAAGCCATCCTGAGGACACTCCTCGTTTGTACGAAGGGTTCACCTCGCACCTGTTCCAGGAGCTTGGCATCGCTGTTCCTAACTACGGACCGGTGCTAGACCTCTTACGTGCGATGGGGTGTATCACACAAGAGAAGAGGGGTGGAGGACCTTCACCCAGTGTGTGGAGGCTGTGGAGGAAACCCACCCTCGAAGACTTCGAACATGCCCACAAGACGTTGCCTCAGGCACAGATCAAGGTGCGTAAGGAACAGCACGAGGAGCAACGAATCCTCGACCTGATGAGGCAGCTCGGAGGTGTCGACGTACCTCAGGCGTTGGTTGACCTTCAAAACCAGATCAACGTTCTAGAGGGAGCCTTCAAGGGCCACATCAAGAGTCTCCACGGGAGTGATCATACACATGCAGACCTCGGCTGACAAACCACCTACCTGGCATGAGAGCATCCTGGAGAAGATAGACCAGGGCAACGGGGTCTATGTCCTCATCGACGATGCCTACGATGCGTTCGCCATGAGACGTATCAAGGTCTTCGCAGTCAAGTCTGACACGGACGAGATGGGATTCTACTACGTGATTGACTTCGTCAATCGAACAGGGACTCTTAGGATCTGCACATGTGACGGTTATAGGTACGCTGACCACTGCAAGCACACAGGAAGGGTTCCAGAGAAGTGATCCAAACTGAAACGGACATCGTCACATTGTACCCGTATCAGCAAGAGGCAGTCGAACGGATGATTGCCTCCGACTCCTTCCTGCTAGCAGACGAAATGGGACTCGGAAAGACTGTCAGCAGTCTGTGGGAGATTCGAGAACGAGGTCGCACGCAGGGTGTGAACCGAGTCCTCGTCGTCTGTCCCAAGTCAGTCATCTCAGTGTGGACAGATCACATCAAGTGGCTCCTTCCGAAGGCAGAAGTCTACTCTAGTGCCAAGGAGATGAACAGGGCTGGTCAGAGTGATCACATCCAGTTCGTGGTGACAAACTACGAACAGGTCCGAATCAACAACGGTGACTACCTCAAGATCTGGTGGGACTACGTTGTTAGTGACGAGGCACACTACCTGAAGAACCGGAAGGCTCTGAGGACACGGGCCACGAAACGGTTGCGTGCCAAGTACAAGCGTGCCCTCTCGGGAACACCAATGGTCAACAGGCCAGACGAACTCTGGAGCATCCTGAACTGGCTGTATCCTTCTCGCTTCAAGTCCTACTGGAGGTACTTCGAATACTTTGTTCGGTATGTTCAGCTCGTTGGACCTCATGGTTCCTACAAGAAGATTGTGGGACCGAAGAACACAGACGAGCTGAAGGAGATCCTAGAACCGTTTATGTTGAGGAGGTTGAAGCGGGATGTCCTCAAGGAGTTGCCGGAGAAGTACTACACTCACCTCAGGGTCGAAATGTCTCCGCAGCAGAGACGTGCTTACGAGGAGATGCGTAAAGAGTCACTCGCGTGGGTTGGATCCCACGAAGATGAACCAGTACCTGCGCCAATGGTCGTTGCCAGACTTACTAGACTACGTCAATTCGCAGCTGCGTATGCTTACCGAGACGACGAAGGCAATATGCGAATGTCTGAACCAAGTTGCAAACTCGATGCGCTCATGGAACTCCTAGAGGACACGGAGGAGCCCATCGTAGTGTACAGCCAGTTCAAGCAGATGATCAAGATGGCGGAGGTGAGACTTGCAAAGGCAAAGATCCCATTCGTCTCGCTCACCGGAGACACACCTAACTCTGAACGAGGTCCTTTGGTCGAGGCCTTTCAGAGTGGGAAGGCTAAGGTTTTCTTGGGGACGACTAAAGCCGGCGGCGTGGGAATTACACTCCACAGGGCCTCGACGGTTGTCTTTTTGGATAGGTCGTGGAGTCCGGCTGATAACCTCCAAGCAGAAGACAGACTTCATCGTATTGGTCAAAAGAACGCCGTCCAAGTCATCATCATCCAAAGCGATGCCAAGGTCGACCAAGATGTCGAGAAGAAGCTCGACCTCAAATGGAGTTGGATACGGACCATCCTAGGAGGCTAGATGGACGACCTACAGAAGGCAATACGAGATTTGCACTCACCAACGTTCGACGCGCTGTGGGATGCCCATCTGAAAGAGGTCGAGAGGCTGACGAATACGCTGCGCGAATGGCAGGAGGGCTACCCCGGCGAGTTGATAGCCGAGGTCAAGAGGCTTCGAGAAGACACACAAGCGTGGTCGGAAGAAGTCGAGAGACTGCAAAGGGAGCGGGACTTCGTGGCAGGCGAGCGCGACCGACTCATGCGGGCGGTCGAGGAGTCTCGGGTCGAGATCGAGCGGCTGCATAACACGACGATGTTCGTCACCAATCAGGTGCTATCCCGACGCGTCGAGAGGCTCCAGAGTCATGAGAAGATTCTACTGGCCGAACTTGCTGAAGTCCAAGCTGAGAGTGCGGCTTTGAAGGAAGAGGTCGAGCGGCTACGAGAGGAGAAATAATGGCAGGAGTCATTGAACACATACGCCCTCCTAGGTGCCCTGCCTCGGGGCAAGAGGTGGCTCCTATGACTGTCTCAGTAACTGAGACTCGGGGCTACTACGCAGACTGTCCAGAGTGTAGCAAGAGGCTCTGGCTGAACAAGCATCCGGCTAGTGACAACGTCTCACTTGACTTCACCTTCCCCGAACACATTGGCAGACAGGAACTTGAGTTTGCCAATGGGATGCTATAGAATAGGAAATAAAGGGGGAGGCATTTGGAACTCTTCGCCCAAATACGTCGAGACGAACTACTCGACAAGGCCATTGGCTTCGGTAGGTTACCGATCAGGGAAATGGCCGACTTACTCGGCATAGCGCCGCAGCTCATCTACTACAGGATTCGAAATAAGAAGCTCACCAAGCAGGTCTGTAACTGTTGTGGGACGGAAGGGTTCATCGACCTGGAGGAGGCATGTGGAGCGTTTCCAGCCCTTGCTGAAGCAGTACAGGAAGAGAAGGAAGCACTCGGCCTCGACATGGACCCCGAAGAGACATAATGACCAATTACTTACCGACACTGGACTACTCTGTCGGGAGTGTGGTAAGTGGAGGAGGTGGTCTGACCTTGAGATAGAGTTCGAAGTATACGGGCAAGGCTTCAAGCGCATCTGGTGGTGCGCGTTTTGCGGCAACATGCTGCGCGAAGACATGGTACCATAGAAGGAGGAAGCATGAAGAAGTTGTTCACAGTACTAGCTATCGCTGGTGCGATGGTGATTCTGTCCACACAAGTTGTCTCAGCAGCCTCGGAGGTGATCTTCGACTACATTCCGAGCCCGCTTCCGGGCAACGTCTCGAGCTACAGCTACGAGTCATGGGGTGTGGCTGAGGCAGGGGATGGGATCGAGTTCAGTACGAACGGGAACCAGCTACTTGACAACGCAAGGGTCGTTGTGAGCAGTTGGGCCTGTGAGGAAGGTACGGGGTGGGCAGCTGAGAACACAGTTCCATGTGTGACTACGCCTGGTTCGACGTTCTCGATGCCAATCACGTTGAACATCTATGACCCGAACGACGACATGTCGTTGGTCGATTCAACAACGCAGACGTTCAACATTCCGTATCGCCCAAGCAGCAGCGAGAGCTGCGAGCCGACGATCAACGGTCACGGTTACGGGCCAGACTGCTTCCTGGGTCTTGCTCATACTATCAAGTTCGACCTGACCGGCGTTGTAGCTCCGGATGAGATCGTGTACGGTGTTGCATACAACACGGCCTCGTTCGGATACGACCCGATTGGTAACGGGGCCGAGTGTCAGGCAGTGCAGTACGCTGGCTGCGACTCGAGCCTGCTCAACCTCGGCGTCGAGGGTACAGCACCAGCCGATGTCGGAACAGACTTCTCACCGAACGGAGCATTTCAGTACGCCGTATTCCCTTCGTCCTACTGTGATGGTGGCGAAGGTGGAACGGCCGTCTTCCGCTTCGATGACGGATGTTGGACTGGCTTCAATCCTCTCGTCCAGTTCAGCAGGTTCGTCGCTGAAGGCGGAGGCGGCGGAGGTGGGGACGGAGGTACTCCTCCTCCAACAGTGTCTGAATGCACCATCACTGGTACAGCTGACAACGACATTCTCATCGGTACACCCGGCAATGATGTCATCTGTGCCAAGGCTGGCGATGACCTCGTCCGCGCGAAGGCAGGTAGTGACGTTGTCAAGGGCGGTAAGGGAGAGGACCTTCTAAAGGGAGGTCCAGGTCCTGACCTGCTGAAGGGCGGTCCTGGCTTTGATACCTGCAGGGGTGGAAAGGGTACAGACACGCTCGTTGGCTGTGAAGCATAGGGACGTTGTTGGTGGGGGAGCTTCGGCTCCCCCACTACCCCTAATCTTCGTACACGGCCGTGCAGTTTGGCATATACAGGACAACGACACGAAGATGCAATGCGGACTAACTATCAAGCCGCCGCTTCGGACAACTACCGACAAACCTAAAGAGGTGTTCCTCTGCCACAGCTGTCTAGGAACCTTCGAGAGGTCTATTGTGGGAAAGGGTCGACTCACCGATAAGGAGTTGGCAATCCTGACTGACCTCGCAACAACTGGTGCCTCCAATGAGGAACTTGCCGAGCGCCACAACATCTCTCCTACCACCGTTCGAACTCATATGCAGAACATCCAGCTACGTCTAGGTCTGCATAGTAAGGTAGAAATGGTTGTGTACTTCTGGACGCGATTGTATAGGAGGGATGATGAGCCAGGAAGAGGTAACTGAACAGTATGGGCTAGGTGCGAAGCCAGACCGTTACGACCCACGTGACTACCAGTTCAATGTGACACTCGCTCCCGACTTGGCTCAAGCTGCTCGTGCAACTGACCGCAAGTTCTACTCGATGGTCAACCCAGACTTCCGTATCAACCAGGGCGGCGAAGGCACTTGTGTCGGTCATGCTGCAACCAACGTGCTCCTTGCCGGACCTTCACCACATCCTGCCTATGAGCCTTTTCAGACCGAAGAGCAAGCACACCAGTTTGCACGCAAGCTCTACCTCGACGGCTCAGGTGACTCCACCTACCAGCAGGGGATGTTCCCTCGTGACGCCTGTGCCGAGCTTCTCAAGGATGGACTGATCGAGTCCTACTGGAAAGTCCTACAGGTCGAAGACGTCATCACAGCACTGCTAACCTTCGGCCCAGTGATGGTCGCAGTCCCTTGGTACAGCTCGATGTATGGCAAGGACAACGCCCTTTCTGCTTCTTATGGCAGCTTCTGGATCAAAGTCAACCTAGAGTCAACGCACGTCGGCTACCACGACATCGCGTTCACCGGGATTGATATGGCTCCTAACAATGGAGCTCCTGCATTCTTCCGATTCGAGAACTCGTGGGGATCGGACTGGGGTGCGAACGGTACGGCTCGCGTTTCAGTCGAGAGCTTCCGCCGACTGAACATCTGGGACAACTGGACCTTCAAAGAGAAGTCCTTCTGAGCCGGGAAAATCTTGGAGAACACTTGAGATTGTCCCTCGGGCTCCTATAGAATAGAACTAGTAGAACACGCTGTGTCTCTTCCCCAAGCACCACCTCCGGGCACAGCTTTGCTTGTCGATGTTCCAGGAGGCGGCTCGTTGAAGATTTCGATTCACACGTCCGATAGGACGAACTTCAAACGATGTCGCCAACGATGGGACTTCTCATCTAACATCCGTGGCAACCTCGAGCCTAAGAAACCTGTCACGCCGCTATGGTTCGGTACCGGTATCCACGAGGCTCTCGCAGCCTACTACGACCCGGAGATCGAAGTCACCAGCACGAGTACTCAGTATCTCAAGCTGGGTGAAGGCGTCTTGCAAAGGATGCCCCGAGATCCTGACTACGGGATCTTCGTCTTCGAGAACTTCGTCGACAGTTGGCTGACTTCTCTGGGAGAGCCTTCCGAAGACCAATACCTTTGGGCCAAAGAGAACCGCGAACTCGGTCTCGGCATGCTAAGCAACTACTTCAAGTGGTGTCGCATAAACGACGACTTCGAAGTCATCTGGGTGGAGAAAGAGTACGAAGTAGGAATCCCCGGCCTACCCGGGGTTTCTTACTCTTTCCGGTGTGACGGTCTTATCAAGACCAAACACCACACCTGGCTACTCGAGCACAAGACAACCGCACAGTTCCCAGATCAGACAGAGTGGCTGATGATGGATGACCAGTGTGGTTCGTACCTCTGGGGTCTCTCTCAACTCGACCCACCCATCTATGCAGAAGGCGTGGTATACAATGAGTTGAAGAAGAAGACCCCTCAGCCGCTCCGTTCTCTGTTGGCTGGAGGCTACAGCATCAATCGGTCCCAAGACACGACCTTCGAGATCGCCCTCGAGACACTTATGAAGGAACATGGCAGTCGAAAGATCCCACAGAAGTACTGGGAGTTCCTTGACTACCTCAAGTACAAGCCGAACAACTTCGTCAAGCGGACTCCTGTGCGGAGGAACCGTAAGGAGATCGAACTCCTGGGCGGTATGCTTCGCTATGAAGTTCTCGACATGGTCAACAATCCGGCCATCTATCGTTCCCCCTCCCGAGTCAACTGCTCTAGCTGTCCATTTGTCTCCCCATGCATCCTTCGTTGGGAGGGCGGCGACCATCAATACCTACTTGACATCGAGTTCAAGAAACGAGAATCCTATTATGGGAAGGTATACTGACAATGGTTGATGAGCAAGTGAACGAGCACAGCGTAGTCCCAGAACCTAGCATCACAGAGACAGGTTACGACCCTTCCGAGCTGAAGGAAGCGGTCGAGGCAGTGCGACAAAGTTACGAAGAGAAGCGCGTCATCGCAGGTCTGCCTGTCACTGCAGTAGCACAACGTAGTGACTTTGTCAAGATGCTCATCTACGGTGTCCCAGGAGTAGGTAAGACGATGCTCTCGGGCTCAGCAGATGAGGTCGAACGGATGCGTCCGGTTCTCTTCATTGACATTGAAGGTGGAACCAAGACGATCCGTGACAAGTACTCCAATGTCGAAGTTCTTCGAGTCAAGGACGAGTTTGATGAGAAGGGAAGGTTGGTCAAGACATCTTGGGAACGTCTCCAGGATGTCTACGAGGACATTCGAAAGGGGGTGTTGCCTTACAAGACATACGTCATCGATAGCCTGACAGAGGGCCAGAAGATGTCGATGTACTCCGTGATGACACGCACCGTCAAGGGTGACCCAACACGAGACCTCGACATCCCAGCTCAGCGTGACTGGGGCAAGAGTGGTGAGATGGTGCGTCGAATGGTCCGTGCCTTCCGTGACCTCGATGCGAACGTCATCTTTACAGCCCTTGAGGCCTCTGACAAGGATCAGCAGACGGGGGCAGTTACGATCACGCCGTCACTGCCTGGTAAGTTGAAGTACGAGATCTCGGCATTCCTCGACGAAGTACTCTACATGTACACGAAGGTCGAGAAGGATGGAATCATCCGCCGCGTTCTCACACAACCGACAGGCAAGTTCATTGCCAAGGACCGATCAGGTAGGCTTCCTCAGACTATGGACGATCCGTCTATGGCCGAGATTGCAGACCTGGTCCTCGATCCAAAGGAGAACTGACTTGGGCATCCCAATCCCTGGTGGCTTCGCTGATGTCGAAGATGCATTTGCTCCTCTCCCGCCTGGTACCTACGACGCTGTCGTGTTCAAGGGCGAGCTGAAGGAAGCAGGAGAGAACGCTAAGAACCCAGGCTCGCAGTACATCGCCTGGGAGTTCAACATCTTGAACGATGGCTTCGAGAAGAGGAAGGCATGGATGAACACTTCCCTCGTCCCGAACGCTCTCCCGATGTTGAAGCGTTTCCTGATCGCAGTCGGCTACGAAGAGGAGGAGCTCAACGTAGCTGACTTCGAGATTGACATCGACGAGGTTGTTAGTCGGAATGCTCGACTTGTTGTCGTCGAGAGCACCAATCCCAACACGGACGAGAAGACACACTCCGTGAAGAGGATCCTACCGGCTGGCGCAGTCGCGTCAGAACTGCCGTAGGAAAGACGTAAGAGCGGTATCCGGCTTCGGCCTCTCTATCGCTCTTACAGGGCGAGGGGGTTCTAACGAGCCCCCTCGCCTCCATCTCGGGGAGGATAGTTGGAACTCGTAGTAATCAGTCCTGAAGTGAACAATGCTAGAAGTTCCTTCTTCAGGGCCTTGTTCGCCAACGAGACAGGATACGTCTGCTTCGCAACCCGAGTCGGTAAGAGGTTCGAGCAGACGTTCTTCAAGTACCCTGAACAACTCGGCAACATGCTCGAGTTCGTCAACAGGAACTACCATGGCCAAGATGTCTACTTCTGCCCCCAACTTTTGCGTACGCAGAAGAGGGAGAAGTCCTCAGTCAAGGTTGCCACCTGCATCTGGGCTGACCTCGATGAGTGTGACCCAGCGAACGTTCAGCCTCCTCCCTCCTTTTCACTTCTTACTTCTCCAGGGCGATACCAAGGTTTCTGGCTACTCGAAGAACCAGTCAGCCCTGTGGAAGGTGAGGACGCTAGCCACCGTCTAGCACACATGTACAAGGACCTCGGTGTTGATCAGAGCGGATGGGATTTGACTCAACTGCTGCGAGTGCCCGTAACGTACAATCAGAAGTACGCCACTGCAGCAGGGTCCCCCGTTATCGACTTTGACACTCGCTACATTTCAGGTACTAGGTATCCCTTCTCCGTGTTCCAAGAGATGCCTCAGGTGCCAGGGTACGAGTGGACCGATGAGCCGATGCCTAACCTGGATGGGCAGGACCCTGACGCTCTCATTGAGAAGTACAAAGACCGACTTGATATTCAAGTTCACGTCCTATACACGAAGGAACCAATCAACGACTGGTCAGGCTCACTATGGAACCTAGAGTGTCTCCTGATCGAAGCAGGGGTACCGAAGCAAGACGTCTTCATTATCTGCAACGCCGCAGCTTGTAATAAGTTCAAGCGCGAAGGGCTCGACCCCTCATACCTGTGGAGAGATGTGTGTCGAGCCGATGCCCGCATTGGAGCTCGCCTTCAAGAGGTCACTAGGCAGCAGCCTTTGCCTGAGCTCTTGACGGATAAGGAACGGGAGATAGTCAAGAGCCTGCCTGACACCTTTGTCGAAGACTACATCAACTGGGCCAAGTCGAGAGGGGATGCAGCGTGGCAGTATCACGAAGCGGGTGCGTTTGTCATCCTGTCACAATTACTGTCTGGCGTGGTGAAACTCCCTACTTCGTTCGGGATCATTGTGCCGAACTTGTGGTTCATGATCCTTGCGGATACCACACTGACCCGCAAGTCCACTGCTATGGACATGGCGGTCGAGATGGTGATGCAAGTAGACCCGGATGCAGTTTTAGCGACGGATGGATCTTTAGAAGGCTTGATGACAGGCTTGGCAGCACGGCCTAATCGACCTGGCATCTTCTGGCGAGATGAGTTCAGCGGCTTGCTGGAGATGATCAAGAAGAAGGACTACTATGCTGGCATGGTCGAGTCAATGACGAAACTATACGATGGCAAGTACCAGAAGCGGATGCTGCGTAAAGAGGTCCTGGAGATCCGAGACCCTGTTCTCATCATGTTCTGTGGTGGGATTCGTACTCGGGTTCTTTCGTTGATGGACATTGAGTACGTCTATTCCGGATTCCTTCCTCGGTTCATCTTCATCGAGGCAGCCTCGAACATCGACAACTATCGACCAATAGGTCCGATGACAGAGAATCAAGACGATACAAGGCAGAAGCTGGTTCAGGACCTGTCCAAGCTGAGAGAGATGTACTCGGCAGAGATAACCATCAAGGTAGGCGAGCAGACTGTGACGACAAAACGACAGTGGGAAGCGGTCCTTGATCAATCTCCAGGAGGCACTTGGGACCGCTATAACGAGTTCGAACAGACTATGCTCAAGTACGGAACTGAAAGCGGCGCGCCTGAGATATACACTCCAGTAATGGACCGCCTCTCAAAGTCAACTCTCAAGGCCGCTGTGCTCCTAGCTGCTTGTCGTCAGGAGCCGGTAGGTAACGTTCAAGTCGAGATGTCCGATTTGCTTCGTGCCATCTCGTATTGTGAGCACTGGAGAGTTCATAACCTGGACGTAGCAGCGAACGTCGGGAAGACGTCGAATGAGAAGCAGTTGGATCAGATGCTGACTGCTATCACACGTGAGCCCGGTGTGCCACGTTCCAAACTGATGCAGAACTACCACCTCACAGCCAGAGAGGCTGACTGGATCCTAGAAACACTGGACCAGAGAGGTACGATCAGAAGGACGAAAAATGGTCGAAGTGAACGGCTCTACCCGGCTCTTATCAAGGGCTAACACGGCCTGGATGGAACTGGGTGCATGCCAGGATAGAGATGAAGACGGCAAGATCTTCTTCCCCGATCCAGGCAACAATGCCGTCATGGCAAAAAGGATGTGTGCGCGTTGTCCCGTTAGGGAGAGATGTCTTGACTGGTCGATAGAGACCCGACAGATGTACGGGATCTGGGGAGGAGTGTCAGAGAAGAAGCGTCGTCAGATGATGCACCTTCGTTACGGTAGGACTCCATACTATGCAATCATGGAGGAGGATGATGAAGACATCAGCAATAGTCCTGCTGTCGGGGGGACTCGATAGCACGACTGCGTTCTACAAGGCAATGTGGGAACGAGATGATGTCCGAGCGATCTCGTTTGACTACGGGCAACGGCATCGCAAGGAACTTGAAGCCGCTAGTTACTTCTCACGCCTACACGATGTGCCATGGCACGTTGTCAACCTTCAGACTCTTGGTGGGCTTCTGAAAGGTAGTTCGCTTAGCGATCCGGACGTCGAAGTTCCTGAAGGTCACTATGCCAAAGACACAATGAAGGCAACGATCGTTCCCAACCGCAACAGTATCATGCTAAGCTGTGCAGTCGGAGTTGCAGTTGGAAACAAGTTCCAAGAGGTCTGGGCAGCGATGCATGCAGGTGACCATGCCATCTACCCTGACTGTCGACCCGAGTTCATCGAGAAGCTGAACGAGCTTATCCCGATCGCCAACGCGTGGGAGGATCCTATCCCCAGAGTCATCACGCCCTTTATTGACTACACCAAAGACATGATTGTCAGGCTCGGATCCGACATGGGTGTCCCTTACGAACACACCTGGAGCTGCTACGAAGGTGGAAAGGTCCACTGCGGCAAGTGTGGGACCTGCGTTGAGAGGCAAGAAGCCTTCTACCTCGCAGGCGTTCAAGACCCGACCGAGTACGCTGACACCGAGTACTGGAAGGCAGAAACCGGAGTCTCTTCATGATGGAGATAGGCAAGACGTTCCAGTTCTCGTCAGGTCATGTTCTGTGGCGGGACGATTGGGACGAAGAGAAGAACATCAAAGTCTTTGACAAGTGTTCTCGCTCACATGGTCACAACTACAGCCTCACGGTTGCGATCTCCGGAGACGTAGAGATGGAAACCGGCATGATCATGAACTACTACCAACTAACGGACATCGTCAATCACCTCTTCATCGACGAATGGGATCACCGTGTCCTCAATAACATCAAGCCCTTTAGCGAGGGCATCCTACCAACAGCTGAGAACATGGTACTAGTCGCTCTTGAGGCGCTGAAAGCACAGTTCGCCTTGTCAATATGGAGACCTTCGAGAATTCACATCAAGGAGACAGACAAGACATACGCGGAATGGAGGTTCAGTGACTGAGTACGCCCACTCGTTCGGTGTGTTAGACGTTGTCTCGATGCTGAACCGTCGTGACACTGCTTACGTCGTGCCTACACTAGCACACGCCCTCGAGTGGTGGCGAGTCGTGAGGACGGCTGTGAATGAAGCTCACGGCAAAGACTGTGTGACCAACACCAAGACGGCGTGTGTTCTAAGATGCAACCACAGGGCCCTTCGTTTGTGGGTCCCTTATGAAGAAGATCCAACTCAACCAATGGACTTCGATCATGCATTCAAGTACAACTGCGACTACGTTAGTCCGTACTTCTACCCAAACGAACTGAGGTCAATGGTATGATTAGCGTCATACAGTTCCCGAACGACGTTGAACGCAAGTACGTTGTTACGGTTCGCATTGCCGATCTTATCCTAGAGAAGCTGACTAAGGAACAGTTCCGCGAGTTTACTGACTGGGACAAGCAACTACCACTTCTGGGATTTAGTCGAGTAGCCGAGGTGACCAGGTACTCTGACTTTCCGTTCTGTGACAAGGTGTTCATCATCAAGACGGACGAAGTAGTCAAGCCAATGTTGTTCGGACATGCTCTACCATACACTGCGGAGGCTCTATGAGGCTTCTGGAATTGTACACGACGGTTCAGGGAGAGGGGCCGAACGTTGGGAAGCCAACTACCTTCGTTCGGTTTGCAGGATGTAACATGAGGTGTCCCGGTTGGCCTTGTGATACTCCATATGCAATCTTTCCTGAGATCTGGCGGAAGGAGGCAGAGAACGTCCCTCCTAAGGAACTGTTCCTACGAGTCAAGGAACAGACACCGATGCACATCTGTATCACCGGAGGCGAGCCTCTCATCCAGAACCGAAGAGAGCTAACAGAGTTCCTTTGGTTCTTGCACAGCAATCGATACACGGTCGATATCTTCACTAACGGAAGTAGGCCTCTACACGGCTCTGGACCAGATCCTGATAATGAGAAGGTCAACTACCTAATGGACAACATCACCTTCATCATGGACTGGAAGCTTCCTGGAAGTGGAGAGCACCAGAACTATCTGGCTGAGCGTCATTACAACCTTGGGCAGCTTCGACCAAAGGATGCAGTCAAGCTTGTCATCAAAGACAACAAGGACCTCAAGTACGCCGAGGAGTACATCGAACGTTGGCACCATAGCTGGAAGCCTGAAGAACGGATCGATGCACAAGTGTACGTCGGTGTTGCTTGGGGTGAGATGTCAGAAGCTGACCTCGTACACTGGCTCAACGAGAAGGGCTACACCTGGGTCAAGCTCAACGTCCAAGTACACAAGTTCATTTTCGACCCGAATGAGAGAAGAATATGAACTGGGAGGGTTATATGAGGAGAACTATCCTAGTAGGACTGTTGACTATGGGCCTGGTTGCGGTACTCGCGACCCCCGCCTCCGCATCGAGCTTCGATATCAACTGCAAGTACACACGCACCCTATCGGACGACCCTATCGTGCTTCCGGGCCAGCCTGGGGCCTCGCATTCACATGACTTCTTCGGGAACAGGACGACGGATGCCTTCAGCACTTACGACACGCTGATCGGGCAGACCACGTCCTGTAGCTCTGACCCAGGTGACACTGCCTCGTACTGGATGCCAACGCTCTACAACAATGGGGTTGCGGTCCACGGCTCCCTGAAGGCGTACTACTACAACAAATACACGAGCGTCGGGTCTGTCATCGCTCCCCCTCAGGGGCTTCAGACGGTGGCAGGGGACTCACACGCAACCGCCCCCCAGTCAACGAAGGTTGTATACTTCGGCTGTGGCAACGGCACGGGAATCTCGAAGGTGACTTACCTTCCGAACTGCACCGGTCTGTCTGGCGGCAAGCTACAAATCCATGTCATCTTCCCTGATTGCTGGGACCAGCTTGGCCTCACCCGAGACCACGTCGTCTATTCGTACAAGGGCGTCTGTCCTGTCGGATATGTGCGGATGGCGCAGCTGATCGAGCGGTTCTCATTCGCCACCATCATCGACGCCCGAGGCGTGACGTTGGCAAGTGGCCCGTTCTATACGATGCACGCTGACTTCTTCAACAGTTGGAATGAAGCAGCCCTCGCTGCTGAGGTAGCAACCCTGTGAGAAACTGGAGGCGCATCTGATGGGTTGGCAGGACGTTGCGCCGTTGTTGAAAGACTCCAGTGCACGTCCCTTCATTCCGTACAACTTCCTTCGAGACCTCGACCCTAAAGCCCTCGAGCGTTTGGACGGGATACTTGAGCATCACCTTGAGATGGATGCAAACAATGTGAATGGTGCAAAACACGGTGCACCCGTTACATGTAGGATCTGTGGTAAGGCATGTGAGAACGGGCATTACCGAGGACAGCACGAGCGTGCGCACCGAGAGGGGAGGATCTGATGGACTGTGTAAACTGTGGTCATGATCAAGATGACCATAAATGGTCGGATGAGCAGAGCGCTACCATCTGTACAGGCGATGGTCTTTTCGATGACGGAACTCCCCAATGTGACTGTGACCTGTTCGAAGAGGATGAGGAGGATGAGGAGTGACCGACGCAGCAGTTGAGGCGGCAGTGGAGCAACTCTTGAAGTCACTTGGCTACGACGTTGAGGATGAGCAACACCTTCGAGACACGCCACGTCGTGTAGCCGAGTCGCTAACGGAGCTGACAACTCCAAAGGAATTTCAGTTCACGACCTTCGAGAATAACGACATCGATCAGATGATTATCGTCAAGGACATTCCGTTCTACAGTCTATGCGCACATCACCTTCTACCGTTCTATGGCTCAGCACACATCGGGTACCTGCCGAACTCTACTCTTGCAGGACTATCTAAGATCGCCCGAACAGTGAAGTACTTCATGCGAGGTCTCAATCTCCAAGAGGAGATGACCAATGACATCAAGAACTTCCTGGTGGAGCATCTCGAGCCAAAGGGGGTCATCGTTGTCCTTGAAGGTCATCATCTATGTATGGCGGTTAGAGGAGCCCAGACGCCTGACCACCTTACTACGACTTCTGCGTTGGCAGGGGTTTTCTTCGACCCCGAAAAGGGACCAGCCGCGCGAAACGAATTCTTCAGCCTAGTCAGGGGGATGAATGGTAGAAGGTAACGTACTAGACCAGCCGTTCCAAGAAGGTGATAACGTCAATCACCCTGCACACTACAATCGGCACCCAAGTGGAGTTGAGACCATCCAGATCACGGAGCACTTCAACTTCTGTGTAGGGAACGCCATCAAGTACTTGTGGCGATCCGGACTCAAGGAAGGAACGGACGCAGTTCTAGACCTGCAGAAAGCACGTTGGTACGTAGACAGAGAACTCAAGAGATTGGGGGCTGAATGAAGACGGCTGTCATTGCACCAACTGGCCTCTTGAAGAGGTACGCAGCCAGAAGCAAGTACCATCTGTGTCTTGCTCATCTATGCCAAGATGAGAATCCTTACTCCACATTCTATCGTGAAGCGTCCGATCGTGGTGAGTACGTCATCTTAGACAACTCCATCATCGAACTTGGTGAGCCAATGAACGAGCTTCAGCTCTATCGCGCCATCGACATTGTTCGTCCTACAGAGTTTGTCTGTCAAGACTTTCCTCGCGATCCTCCTACGACACACTTCTGGGCAATGGAGAAGGGTGCACAACTGAAGAAGCTCTACCCTGACATGAAGCTGATGGTTGTTCCCCAGTGGGGACAAGGTAGAGTCTTTGAAGACTGGTGGGCGAGCTTCCTGTGGCTCAGGAACCTTCCGTTCGCTGACACAATCGGGTTGCCTAAGTTCATCCGTGGTGGACGGTTCGTTGCAGCACAACGACTAGAGCAGGAGCCAATGCTCCGCCTCGATAAGGAATTCCATCTCCTAGGCACATGGGGCAATCCTCTCGAAGTCAAGGATATGACTCGCTACAAGTGGATCCGTGGAGTCGATAGCAAGGCACCTGTTCGCTTCGGCCAGTACGGAGTAGCTCTTCATCCAGAACGCGGTCTACTATCTGACTTCCGTGATGCAATCCCAGCACTCGAGTTCAACAACGCAGACGACCCAATGCCAGTAATCACGGACCATAATGTTAGAACCTATCTCACGTGGGCTCGAGGCGAACAAGATGCAAAGGTTCTTCAGTTCCCTTTACCTGAAGAAGGCTTTGAGACAAAGAGTAGGATCTTCAAGGGGCCGTAAATGGAGAAGGCACCAGGTGCCAAGTGTGACGAATGTCCACTCAAGGAGATGAAGCATGTTCCCGGAAGCGGACCGAACAGCGCGGCTCTTGCGGTCGTCGGAGAAGCCCCCGGTGCAGGAGAAATCGCAACAGGAGTTCCCTTCTCCGGAGTCTCCGGACAACTCCTCAACAACATCCTCAAGTACCACGGAATCAAACGAGAGGAGACCTATGTCACAAACGTCGTCCTATGTCGCCCCCCAGACAATCGGACACCAACGACAAAAGAGATTGGGGCCTGTCACAATCGCCTCATCCAGGAGCTTCGGGGTACAGGAGCCAAGAGTGTTCTCGCGTTGGGAGCTACAGCTGCGCAGTCACTTCTGGCCTCACGGACTGCTATTAGTAAACTTCGGACTGAACCAGACTTGGCGTCGCCGTACTTGGGATCTGGAGTTCATGTCATCCCTACATTCCACCCAGCGGCGGCACTCCGGACACCTGACTATTTCCCGTCCATCCTCAAAGATGTCGCAAAGATCAATGCTGTACAGGTTGTATGGGAACACACTAAATACCAGGTGGTCGACAACGAAGTCAAAGCAAGGGACCTCCTCAGCAAGCAAGTAGAACAGGCAGCTGGTAACGGAGGCATCATAACCTTCGACGCAGAGCTTGACATCGAAGCAATCAAAGGTGCAGTCGATCTAAAGAACCCAGTGTGGCTATGTGCAGGTATCTCATCGAGACCAGGAGCTGCCGTTGTTTACACCCCAGAGGTATTGACTCCAAACTTTTGGGCACAATTGAACGATACCTTCCTTGACAACCGTCTTCGTTGGACATACCAGAACGGTAAGTTCGATATTCAGCCCCTGTGGGGGTCTGGTGTCACGAACGCCCGCGTTGACGAAGACACGATGCTAATGCACTACAGCACAGATGAGAGGAAAGGTACACATGACCTTGAACAACTGGCGGTTGAGATACTGGGAGCACCGGCTTACAAAACGGATACCCGTCGTTTTCTTCCTCGTACTGGGGCGTCTCTTCGTTATCTGCCTCCTGATATTCTTCATCAGTATAATGCTGCTGATGCCGATGTTACTCATAGGCTGGTGGATCCTCTCCAATCTGAGATGAAGTCAGACGGTGTCGAGCGGCCTTACTACGAGCTTCTGATTCCGGGTAGTGATGTACTTGGTAGGGCTGAGTACTTGGGTACTAAGGTCGACCGAGACCGTCTAGATGAACTGGCAGACGAGTTGTGGGAGGAGTTGATACCTAAGCGGAAGGAACTAGAACAGTGGGTAGCGAACCCGAACTCTCCGAAGCAGATCAAAGCAATGCTTGATGACGTCTATGACATCGACACGGAGAGTACAGACAAGGAACACCTACAAGCCATAAAGGAGAAGCATGGAGGAGAAATCGGAGAGTTCGTTAGCAAGCTTCTGGACTATCGTCAGCAAGCCAAGCTACGTTCCACATACGTTGTCGGACTTGCTAAGCGCCTGGTTCGAAGTCGAGTCCATACTACATTCCTCCTTCATGGCACGGACACCGGCCGTCTTTCCAGCAGGAATCCAAATCTTCAAAACATTCCGTCTGGATCCAAAATTCGTGACCTCTACGTCGCTGGTCCGGAAAACGTATTACTCAGTGCTGACTATAGCCAAATTGAATTTCGTCTCGCCGCCATCCTATCTGGAGATGAATGGCTTCTTGACCAGTTTAGGCAAAACCGGTCGTTTCACACGGAAGTGGCCCACCGGTTCTTCGGAGAAGATTATACGGAACTACAGTATCTCCGGGCAAAGGCAGTCAACTTTGGCATCCTATACCTTAGAGGAGCTAAGTCCCTCGCAGATGAACACAAGTTTCCAGTTGCAGAGGGCTATCGAATGATCCGAGAGTTCTACCAACAGATGCCCAAAGTGAAGGAGTACCAGGATGACATCCACCGCCAGATCCGTCACAACGGCTACCTTGAATCCTACTTCGGACGTAAGCGACGCTTCTGGCTCGTTACAAGAGAGAATTGGCATATGGTATCTAAGGAGGGAGTTGCGTTCCCTACACAATCTGCTGCTTCTGATCTCAATCTACAAAGTGCAATCCGCCTTGAACCTCTACTACGCGGAAAGGCTGCTGTGCTTATCCCAGTACATGACTCTCTTGTCTTTGAATGCCGCCGACAGTACCTCGAAGAGGTAGCATACACAGTTCGCGAAGTGATGGAAGATACACCCGTCAGAGACATCTGTCCAACACCAATCGAAATCAAGGTCGGTCTCAAGTGGGGATCACACCGTGGGAGGTGCCCTGATAGAGTGTGCTACCACCTGAAGGAGTACAAGGGAGGTCCGTATGTCGCAGCAGCCTGAGAGGGGCGGGATGCCTACACCTCACCCACAGGGCGTTCCATTGGTGAACCCGGCACCTCTTGATCACAAGACTACAGTCACTGGAGCACAGTTCCCAGTGATGGATCCTGGAGACGGAAGTGGCGAACCAAAGCTGGTCCTGAAGGAACACGTTGTCGTCTTCCACTCGACTCCTGCAGGAACTGCAACGATGGTTTGGGAACTAGACGTCGCAGAGAAGATCGCTCTTGACGTCTACGGCGCAGTTAGGAGGATGCGGAGCAACATCGTCCTACCCGGTGACGGAAGTAACCTTCGAGAGATCTCCCGAGACATGATGAACAAGGCACTCGATGAAAAGGAAAAAGATGCCTAGAGGTAGTAAGGTGCCTATTGGGACAGAGACCATAAACAAGAACGGCTACACAATGGTGAAGACCTCGAACGGATGGGCATTCAAGCATTGGATCGTTGCAGAGAAGAAGCTTGGCAGACCCTTACACTCCGACGAGAGAGTCTATTTCAAGAACCGAAACAACCGAGACTTCCGTCCATCCAACATCGAGGTGCGAGAGAGGAAGAGTCATGCCGATGGTCTGTCCTAGATGTGGGAAGATCTACCCGGTAGCGAAGGATGCAACAAGAGCCTGGTGCGGACAAGATATGGCATTGCTCTTGCCTACTGACGAACCTTATGTCCCTCTACCTCAAGGCCCAGGAGGAAAGAAGAGGATGGTTCCTTCTCCTGGAGAACAGGCTCGGATACTAGAACAACAGGCGCGATGTTGCATCTACTGTGACAGACCTTTCGGAGGTGACGTTCGCGTTACTTGGGACCACTTTGTCCCTTGGAGTTACTCCCAACGAAACGAGAAATTCGTGGCAGCGTGCCAGAGATGTAACAGCAAGAAGTCCGACAAGATGTTCCAAACCCTCGAGGAGGCACGTGCGTACCTTGAGTCAGTTCTTCACAAAGTTTAGACTTGCTCAACGAGCTATGAATCTCTATGGAGTTCCATACTTAGATTCTTCTCTAACCTATGGAGTATACCTATCGAGCTTACTAGGGTTGAGGTTGCGAGTAGTCACCGTTAGAGAAAAGTCTATAAGGAGGTGAAACATGAACGTCTTTCTGATAGCGGCACTCGTAAGTGCCATCTTTGCCTTCATCACAGAGGTGTCTGACGAGAAGGAAATCCTCCTGTCAGTAGCAGGATGGCTGATCCTCACACTGGCCTTCTATCTCGCCTCACTTCTGTTTGGATTTGCCGTCGGGGCGAAGCGACAGAACACTCCTTGATTTTGACAAGTGGTTGCTATAGAATAGATAGAGGAGGTGAACTCCATGGCCAAACCGAAGGGTCCAAAGAAGCCAAAACCTGTCAAGCAGCCGAAGGGATACTGATATGCCAGCACTAGCCACACCTTCGATCTATGCCAAGTTGGAGCGTATGGAGATCCAGGGACCAAAGGGTGTTGCTCGCATCTACTGGGTCTGTGGTAACTGCAGTGAGCACATCTACCGTACAGCCGAGGGAACTAAGACACCGGATGACTATAGGTACTGTCCGAACTGTGGTGCGAGGTTCGAGTGAAGACGAACGCCGAGATGGTTGCAGAGTTCCATCGAGCCTTTGGCGTCCCTAGTCTTGACAGGCCAGGCTTCCCCGACGGACGAGTATCTCTCCGAATCAACCTCATCACGGAGGAGTTCGTTGAGTTGCTTCTTGCTATCGGCCAACGTGATATCGTCGAGGTAGCAGATGCACTTGCTGACCTCCTCGTTGTCACGTACGGTACGGCACTCGAGTTTGGCATCCCAATCGATGAAGTGTTCGAAGAGGTGCATGACTCGAATATGTCAAAGCTTGACGAGAATGGCAAGCCCATCTACCGTGAGGACGGCAAAGTCCTCAAAGGACCCAATTGGCGCCCGCCAGACATTCGTCACATTCTGGAGGAAGAATGAACGGTTACGGCATTCCTGACTACGAACCAGCACCAGAGTGGGGACACTCTAGCTGGTTCCAGAGGTGGCGGTGTAAGCGTAAGGGTGGACACTTCGGTCCTATTGAGAGATTTGTCCTCATGGGCAACATGGACGTAAACTCTCTCGTGTGCTCGAATCCGAAGTGCCGTGCATACTTGGGTGACATTCCTATTCGACGAGTGGAGAAGCCTCTTGCGCCTCCTAGCCCTTGATCCTGGAGCTACCACTGGGTGGGCAATATTCACCAAGGGTGCAGTAGGTGAACGATATACTTCAGGACAAGTCGCACAAGACAAAGTCTGGGACCTCCTTCAAACGGCTAGGTGGGGACAGAACGGCCCTATCGACTTGACTATCATCTGCGAGTCGTTCCAACATCGTCAACTTCCGAAGGTCGATCTGTCTCCAGTCGAGGTGATCGGTGTCGTCAAGGAGTGGGCTAGGCAGAACAAAGTCGAGATCGTCTGGCAGACACCGGCTCAGGGGAAGGCATTCTGGGACGACAACCGACTCGCCAAACTTGACTTACTGAGGAAGCCCAAGACGAACTGGCGACACGCGAACGATGCAATGAGACACATACTCTGGTACCTTGGCTTCGGCAAGGGAGTACGCATCGGCGAAGCCGGAAACCTACTTCCAAAGAAGGGAGCGTGATAGAACACAGACCAAACCGCAGTTGCCGTGGCCTCAAGTCGAGGCCCAACGACGAAGCGGAGGTGCAGAATGCAACCGATTTTGCCACGGTGGTTGCTTGTGGTGTTAGCGTTCCTGTTGTTGGGGTTCGCATTCATAGCAGCAGCGAGCAACGCAAGTGCAGGAGGGTGGAACAAAGAGTGTCGGGGTTACTCACCAGCCAAGACGGTTCGTTGCATAGCAGCGAAGCAAGACCCGCCTGGCGGAGTCGCAGAGGCTCTCAGCGTTTGGCATTGCGAGAGCAACTTCGGTGTCGAGCCCTCGCATTCCGATTCATATCACGGTCCCTTCCAGTATCTCAGGACTACATACGCGAACCAGAGAACATCGATGCCGGACATCGATCGCTGGTACGGACTATCGGTGTTTGTTCACAACTGGAGGTCGAACATCATCACGGCTGTCTCTTGGGCAGCTCGTCATGGATGGGGACCTTGGGGATGTGCATAGGAGGTGAAGAGTGAAAGTTTACCGCGCAGGACGCAAGGGAACTAAGTTCTCTGAGTTTGGTCCTCTGAAGGAAGCCCGTGTCGACTTTGTCGATCGTATCAAGGGCAAGGGACCGTACAAGTGGAAGAAGAAGAACGCTCCGATCACCGACTGGTCTCGAGAGATGGGCCAGCCAGCCTTGATGAAGAACTTTGACCGTGAAGTTCCTCTAATGGGTGAGGACAACGCCTTCTGGTGTAAAGTGGTCTCCACAGGGGCCATCTTCGTCCTCGACATTGGTGAGGCACACATCGTTGTACCCCCACCTCCATCTGGCATCTCTAAGTCGATCGCCAAAGCGCACAGGCTGACCTTCAAGGAAGCTGAACTTATCCAACTCGAGGACGGTATCTCACGGCGTATCATTACGATGGGGTACACCGTTTGCAAGCTTATCTCCGGGACACGAGTTCCTTCTCAACACTGTCCCGGTCCACCTTCACCAACTGGTGGCAATGCTATGGACTGGGTGGTCCAGAAGCAGGTCAGCGGCACGTGGGGCGTTGACATCGCCGGGACAGATCGAGTTGTCAAGAAGCTGAACAATAGCGGCTTCCCGGAAGTGCTCTGGCGAGGAGTTGCAAGCCACTATCCCAACCACGCACACACGTCAGGCAACCCAAAGAGGAGTGGGTGGCCAGCCTGCCTGTGAGCTGATAAGTATAGGGACCGGGCAAGCCCCTGAGAGGGAAGGAGGTAACACCCGGTCCCTATACACCTTGAAGCTATTCGGCTACCTTGCCGTTCTCCAGCGCCTTCGCCTTCTCATGCTTCATAGACGCTCCTGCACTGAGATTGTCGAACAGCTCATGGGCGAACCCAGCTGCTCCTCCGGCAAGCACACCAGTGAGCACCTGTCCTGCAACGCCCGTCAAACGGGACGACTCACCAGCTAATGCAGGTACCAGTGCGAGGATCGCTGCACTGAGGTCGATCCCCCAGCCGACGCAGTAGATGATACCGATCAGGAACGCTGCAACGTTCCAGGTCGCAGGCGGCAACGAGTCATCCCTGTCAATCACGTTCCTAACCAGATCAACTGACTTCGTGACGACTGCACCTAGTGCTAGAACTGCTGCAAGCACTGCTGCAAAGTCCATGTTTCACCTCCCTTCAGTTCCCGGTTGAGCCCAAAACCTGGACTCCAAGTAAGACCAAACTAATTGCAAAGCTTAGTCCTGCTGCAATGAGGACATACTTGATCTGCTTCCGTTGAGACTCAATCTTCTCAGAGTTCTGCTGACGCAACGTGTCAAGTGCAGTTTGACGAACTGCTTCTGTCTTCAGTGAGTCTACGTCAGATACTAGGCTCTTGAAGGTCTCAGAGGTAATCCCATCCGACTTCAAAGTTTCAACATCCGACTTGAGAGTCTTCAGGCTCTCGTCCAACCGAGAGGCGAACGGTGCACCACCACTCTCCAGTCTATCGAGTCGATCCGCAATGACCTTATTACGCTCGTCGACGTTGTTTGCCGCTTCAGCCACTCTGCTTTCAAGCGTCTCACGAGCGAACGTCAGCAGTTGCTGTTCGGATATATGCTGCTCGTCATGACTCTCGTGTTCAGCATCGTGAGCACGTCGGCGTTCACGGAGCACGGTAAGGAAGAAGTCCTTGTCAGTAGTGTACCCTAGCGGAGCCCTCCGATCTCCGCCGGGGGATTGATCATGCTCGTGCCCGTTTCCGTCCTCGTGCGTCACCTTCCCTACTCCTCCTTCTTCAACTTCAGCTTGTCTGCTATCTTCAACTTCAGTAGCTCTTTGTTCTGATTGATCTTTTCTTGCTTCTCCTTCTCTTCCTTCTCCCGTTTCACCTTCTCTTTGGCCATCTCAGCGGGGTCGTCAGGACGATGACCAACCTTCTTCAGGTGCTCCTTGAACAGTGCCTCTTGTGAACCTATTGGGTCGATAGCCACGACAGTTCCTCGATTGTCCGTTTCGATATCGAGATCGTGTTCAAGAAGGAGGTTCTCTAGCTGGTCTCTCGCCTCATCCGGGATGGTCATATCCTCAGGGATGTAGGCGATGCCAAAGTACCTCAGTGCTTCTCGCGCTGACATGAAGTCTGTCATTCCCTGAACGCCTCTTGGAGCTTCGCCTCAGTTTGGTTCAGTGCGTTCGTACGAGTTGCAGGAGTTATCGTGTCTAGCCATGCCCGATAGAAATCCCGAGCCGCAGTCTCTATTGCAAGAAGTCGGGGCTCGGCCCTCTCAGCCCGATCCCTCCAGTACTGCATCTCTAACCTCAATTCGTCTGCACTCATCTCCCTCTCCTAGGTCTTGATGATGAAGTGCACTCGAAGGTGCCCGTGCTGCTTGTGCCCACTCGGTGCCCCAGATTCGTCGATGGTAATAGGACTGCCTCCGGTATCCGTAGGTCCAGCATCCCACGATGTACCATCGAACCTCGAGCCACCTGTAAGCGAGTCCTGGTAGATAGATGCAAAGTCTGCGTGTTCGACAAAGGTGTCCTCGTGGTTGACATGAGCTGTCTGTCCGAACCCTCCAGTGAACGGTGATCCAGGGCTCCTACGTGAACCCTGAGTAATGCCATGCGAGTGATCACCTCCATTGTTAGTGAAGCCGTTGACAAAGTGATTATGGCCAGGGCCAGCAGCATTGTTGGCTCCTGTGGCTCGTGTGACGGTATCGCTAGCCGGGTTGGTATTTACGCTGAAAAAGTGATCATGAGGCGTCGCGTTGCCTTCACTGCCTCCACCACCGTCGTCAGAATGGTCTTTGCGCCTTCTCTTGTGATGGTGCTTGTGTCTATGACCCTGATGCGAACCATGACCATCCTGACGCTCACCTTCGACCTGGTTCTCGTTCTCCCCAAGGCTCTGACCAGCCCCTACTCCTCGGGGGTGCCGACGTCTAAAGTCTGGGACGGCGAAGTTCACTCCGCTCCCACCGTACGTATAACCAATCTCAGCGAACAGAGCAGGATACAATGACGTTGCATAGAGTGTTCCATTAGCTCGAAGCCATCCTGTAGGAGTGTTCGGGCCGGCGTGCTTCTTGATCGTGCCTGGAGTATCCGCATCGAACTCATCGCCCTCAACACCATTCAGAAGCTGACCAGAAGCACTTGGCTGCCACGGGCCCCTGTCGCCCTCACCATCCACAGTCCTGAGGCGAATGAAATGGTTCACATCCCAGTCAGTCCTCGGAACCAGGTATCTGTAGACTCCATGACCGGCAGACTTCATATGCTTCTCGGTGATGGTGCTGAACGCGCTGCTCTTGGCGATCTGAAGCTCGATCTTCTTGATGTCATTATTGATGTCGGTAGCATCCTCAGGTGCCTCCCAGACAACACCACGACGCTTCTTGAGGTCGATATACCTCATGATGGTCACTTGCGGAGGAGTGTCTGAGGCGATGCTCACGCCAGATGTTGAAGGGAACCAAGTAGTCCAGTCTCCCCTTCGGTTCCAGCGGTCGACTGATCTCATCTTGACACGGTACTTATGACGACGGTGGACACGGCGGAATGTGAACTTACCGGTAGTCGGCCCGTCGTCTTCATCGTTGTCT